CGTCGGTGTTCCAGTTCCAGCCCAAGCTCGATGGCGATTTGTATAGCGCGTCCACGCCGTGGAACTTGTCTGGGCAGCGGTACTATTTCTCGCTGTTCGCCCTTGATGGAACGCGAATCCTAACGTTGCCCCTCATAGGGTCCAGGGATGCCAACCAGCTACAAAGCCTCGTGTGGAAGCACGGCTTCGTTTCCGCCACCACCGTGCTACCCCATGAATACGTGGTGGGCAAAACCATCAACCTCCTCATATCCGGCAACGCGCCGGACGGGTATAACGGGTCCGTGAAGGCGTTGGTTACCGGACGCTTCTCCTTCCAGTACCCCCTGGCTTCGGACCCCGGCCCTGCCGTGGAGTTTGGCATAAGCGACTATATCATTGACTTGGTGGCCGGGTACTTTACCACGTCGCGACTCGTGTTTCGCGCCTCCAACGCAACGTTCGAGGTGACACCGTGAGATATTATTCAATCATCATTACGGACCCGGACACGGGCCAGGAGTTTCAAAAGTACACCAGTTTCGTCAACGGTCAGACTATGGCTGGCGCCTTGGACATTGAACTTGACGTGCCGGTGGTAACGTTTGCCTCGCCCATGGGCATTGCATTTGTTCGCATCTGGGGCATACCGCTCCAACAGGTTAGCCAATCGAATGATCTTAAGAACAAGCAGATCCAGGTCTATGCTGGTATGCAGCGCGGCTTGCCGCTCGCCAACATCAACGCCAATTACGCCGGCCTCATCGTGCAAGGCTTCATCCAACAGGCGATTGGCAACTGGGTCGGCAACGAGATGACGCTGGATCTTTTCATAGCCCAGAACACGGGGAGCGTTCTTAAGCCGGCTAACCTGGTGCTGGATTGGAAGAAAAATACGGACCTGGCGAGCGCCATAAAGACCACGCTCTCCACGGCGTTCCCCAGCTTGAAGCTAGATATCGATATCAGCGATGATCTCAAGCTCGCTGAGGACCAGAAGGGCTACTACTCGACGCTCGTCGAGCTAGCCCAGTACATCAAGCAGGAAAGTCAGAATATCCTGGGGGGCACGTACGCGGGCGTTGATATTGTTATCAAGCAGAGCACCATCGTCGTGCGGGATGGGTCCACGCCGGCATCCAACCCAAAGCAAATTAACTTCGAAGACATGGTGGGGCAACCCACCTGGATAGACGCGCCGTTCATCAACATTAAGCTCGTCATGCGCGGGGACCTTTTCACGCTCGACTATTTGCGGTTGCCGGAGAAGGGTGTGCTCCCAATAACCACACCGCAATCCTTGAGCCAGTTAAGAGATTTATCCGTGTTCAAAGGGACTTTGCGCATAAGCCAAATACGGCACGTGGGCCACTTCCGCCAGCCCACGGCCGAGGCCTGGGTGACCGTGGTGGATGCGTACCCGGTACAATAATGGCCAGCAACGCACAAAAAACTCCCCTCCAGCGCTCGCTCAATATCTTCGCGGAGCGCAAGGTTCGGGAAGCCATACAGTTGCTCGGTAAGGGCCTTCCGTGCTCCGTAGTGGAAGTCTTGAGCAGCGAACTCACGTCCATAGTGACTGTTAAGTTTGAGCTGTCTCCCACCAAGGTTCCTTTCACGCTGCCCCAGGTGACCGTGCCCATGTTTGGGCCGGAGTGGATACGCTACCCCACACAGCCTGGGGACACCGGGGTCGTGATTCCTTTTGATGCGCGCCTTGGCGGCATAACGGGCCTGGGTGCAGGACTTGCGGACCTGACAATGCCGGCCAACCTGGGCGCCTTGGTGTTCATGCCAATTGCCAACGCCAACTGGGACGCGCCAGAGGATGAAAATAAGATCATCCTCTACGGTCCCAATGGCGCTATCTTGAGAAGCAAGAGCGGTATGGCCAAGGTCGAGGTCACCGCATCGGAGGTGCAAATCACGGGTGTCCTCAAGATCAACGGGTTTGATTACTTATTGCACAAGCACGGTGGAGTCCAGACTGGCGGTGGGACGAGCGGGGGCGTTATACCATGAGAACGTATGCGCGCTATGTTGACCCCAACGACAACAAAAAGTGGCAAGAGATCGATACGGCGGCCGATGGCTCGAACGACATGGTGTTTGTTGTAACGCTCATCCAGTGCTTGCTGCTTAACCTTGGGGAGTCCCCATTCTATGCACAATATGGCATCCCCGCCAAGCCATCTATCATGCAACAGATATGGCCGGACTTTTACGTGTCGCGCACGCAGAGACAGTTCGCTTCGTACTTTGCAAGCCTTATCATCACCAAGGTGACACACGTTGTGAACCCAACCTACAAGGTGGCCATCGTAACCAACCAGGGCGTCGCCATCAACGTCACCGTTCCCATCAAAGAACTCTCGCAGAGGCCACCGGGTTTCAATGGTTGACATCCCAACAGTAGTCACCAAGGCAGGGCTCCAGCCGATACCCCCGGCGGACATCCACGATAATCTCATCGCCACAGTGGCGTTGACTAATCCTGGGTACACGGCAAACTTGCCTGGCTCGCTCATCGAGGACATCAGCTCCACCGATGTGGCGGCTTTAATTCAGATGGATCAGATGCGGGTCGAGCTTATCAATTCGCTCAATCCGCGTACGGCCAATCGATGCCTCTTGAACCAGCTTGGGCTTATTTACGGGGTGGCCCAGGGGGGCACGACCGCCACGAGTGTCTTCGTTGTGTTCTCCACGTCGGCCATAGGCTTTGTGCTGGCCAAGGGTTTCACCGTATCAGATGGTTCGCACCAGTACACGGTCCAGGATGGCGGTGTCATAGGGCTGGGCGGCACGTCGCTGCCCTTGTTCTGCCTTGCCACGCTTTCGGGCACGTGGGCGGTGCCGGCCAATACCGTGAACCAGATCGTTACATCCGTGCCATCCACGATCACGGACCTCACCGTCAACAACCCGGAGCCCGGCACGCCTGGCCTGGCTACGGCGGAAAGCATATCAAGCTATCGCTCGCGCGTGCTGGAGGCTGGGCTTGCTTCCTCCCAGGGTATGGCCCGTTTCCTCAAAACCTTGTTGTCCGAGGTGCCTGGGGTGCAAGAACGTCTCATCAGCGTGCGCCAGCAAACGGGGACCAACCCTGGGTGGGTGGTACTTTGCGGTGGTGGTGACCCGTACCAAATAGCCTACGCCATCTACACGGCGCTGTTCGACATATCCACGTTGGTTGGCGCCACCGCTGGTGTCACCGACATCACACAGACCAACCCGGGCGTGGTCACCACAAGCGTGACAACGCTCTATACGAATGGTGAGTCTGTAACCATCGCCGGCGTCACGCCATCCAATTATGACGGCACATACGTAATAACGGTTATCGATGACACGCACTTCAGCATCGGCGTCGACACAACGGGGTTCCCCGCCTACGTTAGCGGGGGCACGCTATCGCCAGCGCCGGCATCCAACCTATCCGTGTCACTCATCGACTACCCGGATACGTACACCGTGCCGTTCGTCAACCCCCCTGCCCAGACGGTTTCCATCACGGCTACGTGGAACACGACGGCAACCAATTTTATCAACCCGGTCGCCATATCGGCTCTGGCAACCCCGGCGCTGGTTGATTACATAAACTCAATAGCGGTGGGCACGCCCATCAATGAGTTCGAGATGACGTGCGTGTTCCAGGATGCCGTGGCGGATCTGTTGCCACCCCATTTGCTGACGCGCCTTGTATTTTCTGTATCGGTGGACGGGATTGTGCAAACGCCACCCGCGGGCACGGGCATTATCCCCGGGGATCCTAACTCTTATTTTCTGACTGATGACACGCTCATCCTGGTGCAACAAGGATGAGCATCAACTCGGTCAAGAGCGCTGGCCGGCCAGGCAAGCTCACCACCCTTATTGGCTTTGCGCCCGGGCAATGGGCCGCGGCGACGACAGACCTTATTCTTGAGCCTGGGCCTGGGGCGGACCTTGAAGCCCGCGGTCAGATATTGGTGCTGCGCGGACGCATCCACGATACTTTGTATCATGAGTTTGCCGGCTTGCAAGGGGTGTCGACGGACTTGGAACTTGCCGAGCGTACCGAGCGCGCGTTGAGCAGGATAGCGATCATCACGGAGCGCACGCGCTGGGCGCTTAACTTTGCACACCCAGATATCAAGGTAGCTCTTGCGGGGCTAATCAACAGGAACCTAACAAGCGCCCGTGACGCGCTGGCGAAGGTCTTATAATGGGCGGTTTTACGACGGCATTTCCCAACAGCCTTAAGGGCGAGCTACCCCAGGCCATCCAGGACTTCTCCCTTGGAGGGGACCAGTTTAAGGTGGCGTTGGGCATAGCCGCGCCCGCCGGCACGTACGACAATGACACATTCAACTATTCGCAACTTGTGGCAGCTAGCGATGAGTTGCCCAATGGCAGCGGCTACACAACGGGTGGCTTTGCGTTCACAGCGGCGCAGAACATAACCCCTATCACGGACAACATCACAAACATTGCGTACTGGCAATGGTCAGTCAATCCTCAGTGGACAAGCCTTACCGCCAACACCTTGGGTTGCATTATTTACAACAACAGCAAGACCGGCCGCGTGGTGTACATTGGCAATTTTGGAAGTGTGCAATCCGTTATAGGTTCTACACTCACACTCATTTTGCCCGTTAACGCGCCAGCCACGGCGTTATTGAGTCTTATCTAATGTCTGTTGAAATACATCAGGGCTTTAATAACAACACCTTTTTAAGTAGGGCTCCACCTATACGAACGGGTGCTCCGTTCACCGTGTTTACGTGGTTTCATCCCGACAACGTGCATAATGGCGCGTTATTTGAAATTGGTAATCTACCGCCTGGTTTTGGCGGTTTTCACTTTTATACTATGGAGATCACCAGTAGTGGTGAGTTACGTTTCGACCGCAGTGATCCTACTACTAGCGTACTAGCAGGGGGAACGTACACAGGCAGTACTTGGAATACTGGGGCCATTGTTACAGCCTCATCGACGAGTGCTATTGCATATCTCAATGCTGTGGCTGGTGCGACAGATACCAATAATGCAAATCCATTTAATCTCAACATTACACTCATCGGCACTCGCCCAACCTCTACTACAGGGGCTTATTTTCATCCATATAGTGGTTGCTATGGCTATATGGCGCTTTGGGATATTGCACTAGTCCAGGCTAACATTGATGAATTAAATTCCGGTGTGCTCCCGCCAGACATCGCTGGTGGCACATTGGTGAGCCATCTCATTATGTATCTGCCAGGAATAGATCAAGCTACGGCAGGGCACGACAATTACGGAGCTGACTTCACACTCAATACAAATAGTGGCACGATTACAACGTGCGCCAGCGAACCCCCTGTGACGTCTGGCCCTATTAACGTTAATCTTGTGGGCGTTAGCGCGCAGGGTATGGCGCACAGCTTAACTGCCAGCATACCTGGACCAGCACCACCTTCTCCATCATCTTCGACTGGATTAGGGCCGTGCTTTGTTGAAAAAATCATTCCGTCGTATCTGTACCAGGAGTACAACGACGATGATGATCTCCAAGCGTTTGTCAAGGCGTACAACACCTATGGGCAAGCCTTTCTTGATTGGTTTAATACCCTCAATCTTCCCATCTACACCCACGATCCTGTGTCGGGGGATCTGTTGGACTGGGTGGCCGCCGGGCTCTACGGCCTAACACGCCCATCGTTGCCCTCTGCCGCGTCATCCCTTATCGGGCCATACAACACGTGGGACTACAACACGTTGGCTTATAATGAGCTGATGCTTGGGACCCATGCCGCCGATTTCATCATCACCGATGATATTTTCAGGCGAATCATTACGTGGCACTTCTACAAGGGCGACTGTAAGGTCTTTGACATCCGTTGGCTTAAGCGACGTATCATGCGCTTCTTGCTGGGTACGGACGGCATCGATTTTAACGTTGACCAGACTTATCAAGTAAGTGTGACCTTTGGCCCGGGCAACCAGGTCAACATAAACCTAATCAATACGCTCAGCAGTTTTGTAAGCGGCGCCCTATACAACACGTTTGGGTACAACGAGCTACCCGAGTACAATGGCATAACTTCATCAGTCATTGCACTCCCTCCGCTCCCTAACGAATCACTTCTTAAGTCTGCCGTTGAGTCGGGTTTCCTGGAGCTTCCGTTCCAGTTTACCTACAAGGTTAACATCATCTAGGCCGGGAGGCTCTGTCCCATGCTTCTGTTCGCCAATAATGCCAGGACAACGCTCGCGGGCGGTATCTCCAGCGGGGCTACGTCACTCACCGTGGTGTCCGGTGCCGGCGCCAAGTTTCCTAATCCTGGTGGCGGCGACCTATTTGTGGCCACGCTCGTCAACCTGACGACGCTGATCAATGAGATCATTCACGTCACCGCCCGATCCGGAGACGTTATGACCATCGTGCGCGGTCAGGAGGGGACCACGGCTGTCGCCTGGAACTCGGGCGATACGATAGTGATGCTTTGTACGGCCGGCACGCAAGCGGCGTTCCTTCAGTCTGCAACCATCCAGGCGCCCGGCGTCCAGGGGGCGGTCAAGAACCTCAAGATCAAGAACTCTGGAGGTAGCCCGAACACCGTGTTCGACGTCACCGCCGATGAGGCCATCCTGGAGGCCCCGGGCGGCAACACGTTCAAGGCCGTCACCGTCAGCGTATCGCCGGACATCACGGTATCCGGCGCCAACGGTATCGACACGGGCGCGGTCGCGGCCTCCACCTGGTACGCCGTCTGGCTCATCTACAACGGCACGACGGTGGCCGGTCTGTACTCCCTCAGCGGCACAAACCCGACTATGCCGGCCACCTACACGTTCAAGGCCAGGATGGGATGGGTGCGCACGACCGGTGGATCCATCTTCTTCAAGACGCTCCAGTACAACGACAAGGCCCGGTACACGTCCCCGGCGCTGCCGATCATGGACAGCGGCGTCAAGGGCAGCGTCACGGTCCCCACCTGGGTTGCTATCCCTGTGGCCAACTTCGTGCCGCCGACCGCGTCGGAGATCACGTTCTACGGAATGACGTTCGACAACAACCACGAGACCATTGCTGCGCCGAACAATACCTACGGTGGCTTTGGAAGTCTGACGAACACGCCGCCGGTCACTATCAACAATCCCAACGCGGCCGGGCAGCAGACGGAGTTTGCGACATTCATGATCGAGAGCGCGAACATTTACTGGGCATCCAACGGCGCGGATAATGCCATGTTTGTGTATGGCTGGACAGACAACAGATGAACCTAACCACCAATTTCACTCTCGAGGAACTGACCGTTTCCCAGGACGCGGCCCGCGCCGGCATAGCCGAACAATTTGACCCACCGGAAGAGATTCTGAATAACTTGCACAAGCTGGCAAGCTCCCTTGAGGTGGTGCGGGCGTTACTGGGGAGCGTGCCCATCCTGGTGTCGAGCGGCTATCGTTGCCCGGCACTCGAGCGAATCCTAACGAAGGCTGACTTTGCGCACTGGTGCGCCAACCGGAGCTTGCCCGTCGATGACACTTCCTGGGCGCTGTACCTGGCCGGCAAAGCGCACCCCCTGGGCCTGGCCGCGGATTTTACCGCCCCTCGGTTCGGCACTCCTATCGATGTTTGCCGGCGTGTCGCGACCACCACTCATTTGGAGTTTGATCAGGTTATCTTCGAGTACGGCCGGTGGTGCCATTTTGGTGTGGGACCGGGTACCAGGCGTCAGGCTCTTTCCAAGTTTGCCGGCGATTCGGTGTATCACGTGGGCATCCTTGAACATGCCTAAGCTGGTGCGCTACGTTGACAAGGATGGCCCCGTTGGCTGGATGCACTGGTGTCCGGGCTGTAAAGGTGCTCATGCAATCAACGTGGAAAAGCCACGTGCGGACAACGGGGCGAAATGGTCTTTTGATGGTAGCATGGAGAGCCCCACGTTTGGCCCATCCATCCGAATCTTCCGCTATTCAAAGTACAACGAAAATGGGCAACCGGCCGAGGGTGCTACGGAGGTCACCGATTGCCATTATTTCATAAAAGCCGGCAAGATAGAATTCTGTGGCGACTCACGCCACGCTCTCGCCGGGCAGACCGTCGATCTCCCACCCGCGCCAGATCATTGGACCAACTAACCCAAAGGAGACTAATCCCATGCGAATGCGTCATCTCTTTCTTACCGGATGCCTTAGCCTTGCTATCGCGACCGGCGGCTGCACAACCTTAGCGCAACTTGGCGGCAACATTGGCCAATCGTTCTCGGTCGCATCGCCAAAACAGGTGGGCACGCTTGCGGCCGCGCTCGCTGCGGCGAAGCTTGCCACCGATGCCGTTGACCTGTACGTACAGGTGGGCAACCCCGACAAAGCCACGTTGACCCAGCTCCAGCAGCTCAATGAAGGTGTTCACAAGGCGCTGACCGATCTCCAGGCGGCTAATGCCGCCGGGCAGAGTTTGACGTTCGCCGCCATCAATGAGGCGTTGGCTGCCTTTAGAGCCTACGCCGCCACCAAGGGCGTGGCGACGAGCTAAGTCACCCCGTTACCCAACAGGAGAAACCTATGAGCTTGGATTGGAACAAGATCACTCAGAAAGTCGCCGAAATCGTGTCCGCCCTGGAACCCTTCGCCAACGTCGCTGTGGGCGTTGTGGCGCCGGAGGTGGCACCGGCCTTGGTGATTGGTGAGAAGATCATCCACGGCCTTATCAACGCGGAGCCAACGGCCGTGGCGTTGGTCAATCAAATAAAAAGCGGCGCCGAACCCACGCCGGCCCAGCTCCAGCAGTTCAGCGACAACTACGAAGCCAGCTACCAGAAGCTCAAAGCGGACATCGCCGCCAAGCTGGCGGAATAATTGATGCTCCAACTTACAGTCGCTTTTTTGCTTGGTGCCGCAAGCGTGTTCCCCATTTGCTATCTACAAAACGGCGTACCGCTCCGCGAGTTATGGGGTGCCGTACGCCGCATGGATTGGATCTTCTAACATGGCGACTGAAGCCAGTGCCGGGGGCTTAATCCTGGCCGCCGTGGGAAGCGCCCTTGCTGCCGGCGGCTTAGGCGGCCCCCTGGATTTCCCCCTCGGGGATTTTGGGTGGGCCACGTTTTTCGCCATGATAGGGGCTCTGGGGCGGGCTGCCTTGGATGCCAAGGCAGCGCGTGACGCGGCCAGGGGGGTTGGGGTGGCAGCGGGCAACTTACCGGGCCTGGACCTGGTTTCTTTGGCCTACGCGGCCTTTGGTGCGCCCCTCGTGGGGGGTTTGGCGTTATTTGGGGTGCGGGCCGTGGGTTTCGTACCGGATTGGGGTGCCGCCCCGGTCATCATGGGTGCAGGCTACATGGGCCGCGATGGTGTCAATTACGCCATAGGGCTGGCAAGGGACATCGTCAACCGTAAGTCCGGAGGACCTTGAAAATGCAAATCAACAGGCTCGCAGAATCCGATGTCACTATGCACAGGCGCAAGTACGACGTGGGCGTCTGGATCATCTCCTCGTTCTTTTTTGGTTGGATAGTATCCGCCAGGTACTATCACACCGAGAAGATCCCGGGGCTCCAGGAGGCCGCCAGGTGGACTGGATACACCAGCAGCCAAGTGTCGCTCAAAGAGTTGACCAATCAACTTGGGGCGTGTCAATCTCAGCTGGCCGCCACCGGGTTGCGCTTTGACCCTAACACACCGGAGTGAACAACCATGTGGCTCGCCCTTATTTGGACTCTGTTCATCTATGGTCTAGTATTCGGTGTCATTTACTGGATGGCTGGCGTAATTGAATCAAAGGTAGCAATCGTCGCGCCGTTCATGTGGTTGGTGTGGCTCATCTTGACGGTGGCGGCCGGTGTGTTTTGCATCGGCATCCTTCTCGGTAGCGTGCCGCTCATACCGTTTGGCCAGGTGGGCGCTGCTCGCATCTACTAGCCTATTTTCTTAGCGCCGTGTTGCCGTGACTCAAAGAAAAGGGAGTCATAAAGATGAAACTTGTCTTCAATATCTTTACATGCCGGGGTGAAGGGCGAAAGCGCAAGCGCCACAGAGCCGTGTCCGGTCAACTCTTTCTTGCGCCGTTAGGAGAAGACATGTCGCAGATTACGATCAAATCAGACTCGAATGGCGTTTCCGCGTCGGCGTCGTACAAGGATAAGAAAGGCAATCCGGCTGCCATCGTTGGCGTGCCAACGTGGGCAATGGGTACCGACGGGGTTCTCGATATGACCGTTGCACCCGATGGCCTTTCGGCCAACTTTGTGCCCACGGATGCGGCCGGCGCCCTGGGGGATGTTGTCGTTACCGTCACGGCCGAGGGCGATCCTACGCCAGGCGTGGACACCATCGTGAGCACGGGCACCATCACGGTCGTCCCGGCCGAGGCGGCCAGCGGCGATATCGCGTTCACTCCCAACGCTTAAAAAGTACCGACTTTTATGAGATGCTGCGCCCGGCGCATTGCCGGGCGCATACCTCCAAAAGGAGACTACGACAGTGAACATGGGCGAGACACTTAATGCAGATGACAGCGTGGATGCGGCGCTCGTCGGAGTTTGTGGCGTTGCTGAAAAGCTGAAACCCTGTGGCGTGTTCACAGCCGAGCTTGTGCGTGAAGGCAAAGTTGTGTGGCGAGAGGAATTTCCAAATCTCGTCGTCACCGTTGGCAAGAACGCGATGGAGGATCAATCATTATCCGGCTCCGCCTACAGCGTGACCGGACCCTTCATGGGGCTCATAGCCTTAACCGGGTACAGCCCCACTATCACGACGATTACGAGCGGCACCTACAACAACGGCACGGGCGCCGTCAACATCACCACCGCCGGCAACCACAACCTGGCCGTCGGCGATTCGTTTACGCTCAACACTCTTACCGGCACGGGGGGCTTCGCCGGCCTCAACGGTACCTGGGTGGCCACCGCCGGCACGACGGGCACGACGCTCAATTTCACCGGCACGATTGGCCTCGGCGCCAGCACCATTACGGGCGGCAACGTCACCTACGGTATCAAGCTCAGCGACACTATGACCGCGCACGGTGGCTGGCTGGAAGCCGGACTTGCCAACCCGCCAACATACACCGCCCCCAGAGGAACAGTTGCCTTCTCCGCCGCGGCCGGCGGGGTTAAGGCCACCTCCGTGGCCGTAAACTTCACATTCACCGGCACCGGCACGGTTAAGGGTGCCTTCTTGGTATTCGGTGCGGGTGCCGTCAGTACCATCGACAGCACCACCGGCATACTTTTTTCCGCCGGGCTATTTCTTACAGGAGACCGTGCTGTGTTTGGGGGCGACCAGCTTAATGTCTCTTGGCAGTTGAGTATGTGATATGCCCAGACTCTATCGAATCCCATTTGAACAAGTACTCGCCGGGCAACCCCAGGATCTCGTCACGCTATTGCTTCCCACAAGCGTGGCCAACTTCAAAGCCATCGACATCGTGCGCTATTGGGTGTGCGCCACGGATGTAGCAGTTCCGTCGCCCCAGATGATGGCGCTCCGGCTGCGCTTCTTGCCGGCAACGGTCACGCCAGGGTCCGGCGGCGCAACCCCAACGCCCACCCCCCTGGATCCCGGGGACTCGGCCGCCAAATGTACGGCGCACACGAACGATACATCCAAGTCCGGGACGAACGGCACCGCGGTAACTTTGGATGAGCAGAGCTGCTACGTCAACACCGGGTTCGACTCCGCCTCGGAGGGGCAAGAGCCAATACCCATACCGTGCAACAACACATTGCAGCAGGCGGTCGTGTTTGAGCTGTTAAACGCTCCGTCTGGCACAGTGCATCTTTCCGGTGGGCTGGATTACGTAGAGCGTGGGTAAATGACGTATTTCATCGGCGATGGCTTTGATTGGTACGCTGCCGTCACGGATGGCGGGGCCAATTTTTGGGAGACCTCGGGTGTTGGGGCCAACATCGATGCCACGTTCACCCGCTTTGGAACGGGTCAGTGCATCCTCATAAACAACTCCGGGTTTGCCGGAGATTGTTTTACCAAGACCGGGAGCACGAACGAAGCCACATGGTTCGCCAGCATCGCGGTTGCGACCGTGAACACAGCCGCGGTGGCCATGATAGCGGTTGCCTTCAGGGACGGCGGTACGGCTCAGTGCACGGTGGCGTTCCAGGGCAACGGTTCGATCGTCGTTTACTCCGGGGCCGTGGGCGGGGCCGTGCTGGCCACCTTCCTGGGCGCGCTCCCGGTGGCCAACGATTGGCACCAGTTTCAGATCAAGGCGATCATTCACAACACGGCCGGCGAGGTCCACATCAGAAAGGACGGGGCCACGTCGGACACGTACGTCGTCACGGGCGTCAACACCCGCGGCGGTACAGCCAACAACTACGCGAACGCCGTCTGCTTGCGCAAGGAGTCGGGATCGTTCACCAGGTTCGATGATCTTCTCTTTTATAACGGCAACGTTAGCGACACGCCCAATGATTGGATTGGGGATGTTAGAGCTGTTCAGCTCCCGCCGACTTTGGATATCTCTACGGCCTTTGCCCGGGTAAGTACAGGCAGCTTGGTTGCTGGCATATCGACCTCAAACTCAACCCGGGCCATTGTGGCCAATCAGCTGTGGACGACCACTAGATTTTCCGTGACCCAGGGGGGTGTGTTTTCCTCCTGCACCTTTGCTATGAATGCGGGGTTCACGGGGAAGGCCAAGATAGCCCTTTACCTGGCGGATGGTAATGTTCAGGGGGGTGTGCCGGACAACCAGCCGGGGACGCTGATCGCGGTCTCAAATGAAATTGTCAACCCGGCCACTGGGGCCAATACGGCAACGTTCGCCAACCCAGTTGGGATGATGAAGGGTTATTCATACTTCTTCGCCATTCTAACAGACACCAACTGTACGGTAAGCTCGACCAGCGGTGGAACCGAGTTCGTTTATACGGGGAGCTACGTGTCTGGCTTCCCCAACTCCTTGACCGGGCTCAACGTGGCGGCGCCGGCAGCCCAATCGCCTACAATATCAGTCACGCTAACCGCGAACAATGCTGGTTGCGTGAGTGACGAATTTCAAGATACGCTCACCACCTACCTCCAAGACAATGTTGTTGGCCACTCGGACCTCTATAATATCTTTGGGCTCTGGTACACGCCGGCAAGTGTGGTAGGCGTTAACTTGCGGGCACTGGTGCAGAAGTCTCAAGCTACCGCAAGGGGCTTTAAGATCACGGCCAGCTCTGGGGGTGTTGCTTTTGACAGCACCGAGTACGCGCTGACCACCTCGTTCTCGCAGTTCAATTCATTCAAGAGCACTGATCCCGCCACCGGCTTGGCGTGGTTACCGGCCGCCGTCAATGCTCTTCAAATAGGGCCAAAGGTTTCATCGTAAGAGGAAAATCAAAATGAAGCATCAACTCATGTCCGGTGTAGCCCCCTCTATAATCATATCAAAGGTCGAGCTTCCACGCTACGTTCCTTTGCGGGCGATCATATCAAAGGTTAGTCCATCCCAGTATGCCAGAATGTCCACGAATTCCTGGGAGGAAACCCTCTCCGCCTCGGTTACTGATGCAACGCAAATAAGCAACAGTACGGCCGAGACGGTTCTTGTTCCCGATTTCACCGTGCCGGCAAACTACTTGGTTGAGGGAAGAACGATTCAGATCACCCTCATCGGCAAGATGAGCAACGTGGTAACAACCCCCGGCACGCTCACGTTCCGTTGTCGCTGGGGTGGCGTCGCCGGCACGCTCTTGGTTGCCAGCGCGGCCATTGCTTTGAACATTGTAGCACAGACGAATGCTCAAGTCATTATACAGCTTAGGCTTACTTGCCGGACGAAGGGAAACCCCGGCACGCTTATTGTTTCAGGGTGGTGTTGCCTTGGTTTATCGGCCTCGGTTACCGGACGCGTTGACCTGATCCCTGCCTCGGGCCAGGCCGCGGTTGGCACATTGGATCTCGTGTCGGCGACGGCGCTTTCCGTGACGGCGCAATTCTCCGTTAACACCAACCCAACGAACATTCAAATTCAGCAAGCTACGTATGAGAGCTTGAACTGATCGTGAATGAATGGCCAGTATCGGACCTCCCAGCTTCCTCGGCGTTCCACCTTGGAGATTTCGCCCGCAGGAGACTATACAAACCGGCCCTGCCGGCAACTTCGCGCGGGTCACTCGCCTGGCCGTGGAAGCCTGGGTTACCGTTGATGCACCAGCAACAACTGTTAACATCACCAGGGTTGCGGTGGAAGCGTGGATTGCCGCTGCCCGGTCACCCATTGGATTCTATCAGAAAGACGATGGTTTTGGACCATACGGATTTTCTCCACGTCCACACAGATTCCGCGCATCGCCAACATCGGAAGGGCCTCTACCACCGCCTTTTATTCCCCCACCGCACAAGCCGCCACCCAAGCCACCTAAAGGACCGCCACCAGGCAAGGGCAAGGACCGGCTCGTCGCTTTTGCCCGGCAAGACTACATTCTACACAACTACGCCGGCCGCCCGTATCCGTTACAACGTCGGAAATTAAGTCAGTACAGCGCCACCTATATAGCGTCCATCCAAGAAACCCTAACGCTTGCTGACACAGTTTCAGCCGCGTTACTGACAAGCGCCTCCATTCAAGAAACCTTAACGCCTGTTGCTACGTTCTCCGCCGCATTAAGGGCGAGCGCTTCCATACAAGAAAACGTGACGCCGACCGATGCATTCTCAACTAGCCAAACTTTTGCCTCTTTCATCGAAGAAGTCGTTAACCCTCTTGATGAGGTGTCGGCAAACCAGCACATGGTTTCCTTTGTACAGGAGACCCTATCATTAGAAGATGCGCAAACGGCCGGGTTCTTCTTTCAGGCTGACGTAGCGGAAACGCTGGAACCCCTCGATGTGTTTAGCGCCCGCGCCGTCATGGCGGCATTCATAAACGAAGCACTATCCCCCAAGGATTCTGGGGCAGCCACGACCTCCCCCCTGTTCTTCGGTGCCGGTGTAATATCTCCCCAATTGGCGGCACGTGGACTTATTAGAAACGAGCAAGACGCGGAAGGTGTTCTTTCATGACCGTAACCAACAAGAAAGGTGAGCGGGAGGTTCGGTTCGAGGCTCAGCTGGGTTTGGTCCGTATCCCGGCGTGCCCGGCGTGCGGCGCCGCCAATCCTCGGGCGCTGGCAGCGTGCCCGGCGTGCGGACAGGGGGCGCCCAACTTGACGGACCATCAGTTGGTCAAAGCTGAGGTTACGGCGGAGGTGCCGCCGTTAGCTCGGCTCTTGTTTTGGTTTGCTGCAAGACTCAAGGATCTGGCCAAATTCATCGAAAGGAGATGATACCCATGGGAAAGAAGTACACAGTGCACAGCCGGCACGACACCACCGTTAAGGTGCCGGCCAAGACGCCGGAGGGACACGACATCGAGGGAGACATGCCGTGCTCCATTATTGAACTTGTGCCCGTCGATCCGCGGGACACCCACACCATTACGCTGCGCGAATTAACTCCGACAGCCGAGGATCGCAAGCGCATCGCCGAAGTCTTTGCGATAGACTCGGTCGTCGTCCACAGTTGGACCAAGGAGGCTTAATTGAACACCAGAGCATTGGGTTCCCTTAAAGGGGCGCTGCGCGGCGCCATTGCCGGCGGCATCATCTTATTGGCGACCGTGTTTACCAACGCGGGCGCAGCCATTGTGACCAACCGCATCATCCAAGCCGGTACGGCACCCAAGAATATTGGCTGGGGCATCGGCACCAACGCCGCGGCGGTCACCGATACGGCGCTTCAAACAGAGAGTGCTCCCACCACGGCCGGTGGGCGCACTGTGGGCACCGAATCGCGCACGACCGTGACCAACACCAATGATAACTACCAGGTGGCTGGCACGGTAACGGCGGGCTCTACCCTCGCTATTACTGAGGCTGGGCTCTTTGATGCGGTATCGGCGGGCAATATGCTCATCCGCTCGGTATTTTCCGCAGTCAACGTGGTGTCCGCCGACAGCATTGCCTTCACGTTCGGTCTTAAGTTTGTCCCAGGGTGATTGCCATGATACTCAAACCAGCTGACCATGATCGGATCAAAAAGATCGATGTAAGCGCCGTCCGTTTGCGGGCTCCGTTCGTTCCCAAGTCTCCGGCTATCATTCGGTCGATAGTGCCGGATTCCGCCTGGGCTATGATGTCCCGGCAAAATTTCATGGACTTAATCCAGCCGCCAATTTTGGCTGATTTGCTTACCTACTCGACGGTGACGACAGAAGCTCTCCTCTGGCCCGTTGCCATTAACACACCAATCAACGCCAATGATGCCCAACCGGGGAAGGTCTACAAAATAACGGCGGGTGGCATCATCACATTGCCGGCCTCCACTGGCTCTATAACCCTCACGCCACGTGTGGGTCTTCTCGTCACTAGCTCGTCACTTGGCGCCTCCGGTGCGCTCTTCTCGCCCGGCGCCACAACCAACCGTCCATGGCTTCTTGATCTTTATGTCCTCTGTCGCGCTGTCTCGGCAACGGCCGGTGCGAACTCGACCTTTATCGGTTGGGGCGAATTCAAGACTCAGGGCTTGCTTACAACCGGGTCCGCGCCGTTTGTTCTCACGATGGGTGGTACGTCGGTCGCTACAGTCGATGTAGGCATTGCTACGGGCATCGGTGTGTCAATCATTTGGGGCACGACCGCGGGATCCATCACGACGCAGTTCGCGGCTATTCAGTCGCTAAACTGATGCCGGGAGCAATTGGGATCAGCAACGCCGGAAGGTTCTTCGTTTCCCCGGAGCAAACGTCCCGCTATACCGTATCTGGGGTAACCAGGGACCTTAACGGCGCCGCCTTGGGCTTTTGCACGGTGGATGTGTTCGAAACGGTATCAAAGGCGTGGCGGGGAAGAGCCATATCCGATGCAAATGGCTTGTATGCGGTAGAGATTGCTGGGGATCGCAGCTTGACTTTCTTCACCGTGGATTACTTAACCGGCGCCCCCGACATCTTCGGCACATCCACCAACACCCTCACGGCGTCATGACTTTTGACATCCAGAAGCTCTATGCGGGGGAGGCGAGCCCGCCGGACGTGCGGCTCCGGCCCCAGGCGACGCCGAACTCAAACACAAGCTCCCTTCAGGCAACCAGTTCGCCAGGCGCTTCATTGGCCAATGCCACTACAAAGCCGCTCAGCGCCTCAAGTTCCCCTAGTGCTTCGTTAGATAATGCCACCTCCAAGCCAGTTAATGCCTCAAGTTCGCCCACCGCTTCACTGGATAATCTGACCGCAAAATCTCTACAAGCGTCAACTTCACCGCTTGCTTCCCTTGTACGATCTCTGTCCAAATTATTCCAGGCAAGCACGTCACCATCAGCCACCCGCACAAATCAAACCGGCAAGCCGCTTGCCGCGAGCACGGCACCCGTGGCCACGGACGTTCGGCAAACCGGCAAGCCGGCAGCGGCGTCCACGAATCCCTCGGCAACGCTTTTTCGAGCCAACAACAAAGTCGCGCTAGCCTTAGCCACCACGACGGCCACCGCCTTGGAGTCAGTTGCCAAGGCGCTTTTAGCCTTAGCCACCCAGGTGGCTTCCACAACCAGGGCCACCTCCGTTCCTGTCCAGGCGCAAACCGCCCCCACAGCCCAAGCCGCCCGCCAGACTACCGCCCCCCTGGCCGTTGCGACGGCGCCAGCGGCTACAGCGGCTAAGGGAGCCACTGTCCCCTTAGCCGCTACCACCACGCCGGTTGCGACGGTTTCGCGGCTGTCGGGCTTGCTCAGGGGCGCGTCAGCGGTATCGATGGCTCAGCTAGGAAACGTGGTGGGTAAGGTGATTACGGTGGTGGGGAGCACGATCGGTTCTCTGGGGAAACAGGTCGCCGTTGCGCTGCCGGCGTTGGGTTCGGTTCTGGCCACCTTAACACAGGGACGACCGGTGGGCGCCTCAGCGCAGACCGCCCCGGCGGCAACCTTGGATATCACCTCTGTTGGCAAATCACTTCAGGCGGAGAGCGCGCCCATGGCCAGCAGACTGAGTCAAGTTGGTAAGAATATTACAGCAGCGGCGGGCGTGGTAGGGATGGCATCCCGGTTCGTGGGCGTAAGCCTCTTTGCGCTGGCCCGTGCTGTGGCTTCTTTACGCACACGAGTCGGCCCGCCAGTGCCTCCCATCACTTTCAATGCGAGGGGAAGATTCCCATGAAGATTGGCGAGTACGGCGTGTTGTTTAGGTTTGATGCCAACTACGACATGAGCGCATGGACGGCGCTAACGTTGACATTTACGAAGCCCGATGAAAGTTTCCTAATCAAGACAAACCCGGCCGTGTCTCTTGGAGCCACCACCGTGCCGACGTCGCTGGGAACGTTCTTGGCTAATCAATACGTCCAGTACACGTTTGTCGCCGGCGATATTGACCAGGCCGGCGACTGGGAGGTCTTCTTGACTTACGAATCCGGTCCGAGCGTGAAGCTTATCTCGACCCCGTTCTTATTCAAGGTGGATAATCCGGCCTGCTAATCCTTTAAGGCCAGCTTGAATTTCTCCCGTCTTAGACCGATGCTGTCGTTGGCAACCATCTGCACCCGTTCATCCGCAGGACGCACCGCCAAAGTCCCCTCGGCTGTTCTCCAGGCGAAGTGGGTGACCAAAAAAACCCGTGTGGCTGTGAAGATTTCGTACTTCGCGTTAAAAACCACGCCGTTGAACACGACAACCTGAACATCGTGCTCAGCCATGATGACGAAATCACCCTTGGTGTCAAGCGTGCCAAAGGCAACCCCAACGAAGCTTCGCTCGTGATTGAGCCAACGCTCGGCTAACCGTTCCAGCCATTTCCATCTCATTTAAATGCCTCCTAGGCCCCGGTTGGGGCCTTTTTTTTTAGTCCTGGAAGTAAACAACCCACACCCAGAGCCACACGAGCGCGCCCACGAGGCACAAGGCTCCGTTAATCAGTTTGCACATAGCAGCCCGTCCAGGGTCCAGGCCATCCACACCCACCAGCCTGTAACGGCCAGGCCAATGGCGGTTACGGCCGCCCATGCTAGAGCACGGTCCCACATGGTAGGGCGCCAGGGCGCCGGCACGTGCGCGCTCACGCTACATAAACGAGCATGAGCGCCACAGCCCATACCAGCCCCAAAACCACCAACCCTAAAAACCTAGTCATCGCGGGCATCGTCTTCCTCCATTTCATGGTATTCGCGGGCGTACTGTCTTTTGCTTCCGCGGTGCTTGGCCTCCCAGGAATCCTTCTTGTTCTTGCGTCGGGCGTGCATGTGCCGGCGGTTGACCTTCTCGGTCTCTAGACCCTTACGCGCTTGCGCATTATGGCCGTTGCTCATCCATAAGCCCTCAACCTCAGTTCAGTAACCAGTGCCCGGTAGGTGGGTACCACCCAGCACAGGAAGTCGTCCACCGTCTGGCGCTCGAGCGCGTACATTTCGCTCATCACCGCATCAAACGCCCCGTCCCCGGTGGTGTTTGGATTGACCATGCACAGCTGAAGTTCTCGCCGCAGCTTCTCGTGCCAACCCCAACGCTTGAGCAAATTCACCGTGTTGCGGAGGTGGTTTGTGCCCATCTGGGCGGGTGTCAGTCGCCGTCCGTCTTTGGTCACCCAGTGGGTGGCTGTAACCTTCTTGAGGTGGTTGTCCAGGCTCATGTCTCCCTCCCCGGGTACAGCGGGTCCGGTTCTTTCGAGAGCGTTCCGATAAAACCACCATCCCCGGTGGTTTCAAACTCCACGCGCCGGCCATCATTTAGCCAGACACACTTGCCACCTTGATGATACCCTCGAATCGGCGATCCATCCTACCCAACTGGAGCACCATGCACTGGATGGTACTCAAACGAGCTACCAGCAAGATGGGCACGCCGGGCTTCATGGCCGTGTGTGAGATAAGTTCCTTCATGACATCGTCTCCTTATCGCGAACGAAGTATTCGTGGCTAACCTCACCCGCTTCCTTCTTCCCCACAAGCTGGCGGGCGATGAGCGTGATCCACCACCCCGTTAGCCCTTTGTGAACCTCGTGTGGGGAGTAAACCGCGGAGGGTGTGCGGTGTTCGTGGTGCCGCTTGTGGGAGCGCCGCCAGTGCAGCCGCGGGCTACGGTGCGTGCCCCCCTGGCTTGGCCCCCGGTCCACGTAGCGGTCCGGCACGATGGTCACCACCCGGTGCGGAGGCAGGGGGGCGTTGCCGGCTTTCATGCGAGACTTGTTTAAGCGATGTGGTGCGGGCACCACATGGATGTCGGTGGTGAGGGATGATAGCATAAGAGTCAAGTAGGTGACCAGGTAATGATCGGCTGATAAGTTCATCACTCGTTTGCCGGCTTTGTGTAAGTTGCGGATGAAATCCGTGGCCGGTTTTGGGCCGTGGGCGATGTATTGTCCGGGGGATTCCTTTTCCACGAACACGCCGCTAAAAACCCCTTTGCGCTGCTTGGCGTTGTAATCCACTCGCTGCACACGGATTTCTCCTCCGGTGCCGATAACCAGGCAGCCGCTGGGTTCCCCGCCGAGGATGTATTCGTACCAGCAAATGGGCGCCGGTAATGGAATTAATCCCAGATCCCAGGCTTCTTGTTCTACCTCTGTGATCTCTGGCTGCATCCACACGGGTATGCCGGCGATGGCTTCCTTGGGGTTTGGGTTACGCTCGAGTGGTATCTCGCCAAAGGAGAACTTTTCGGCTTGTTTGACGAGCACGAGGAAGTTATCCACGCTGTGCTCGCTGCCAGGTATCTTGATTAAAGTTGAATGCTTGACCCGGCCTTCAAGATCGTCAATGAGGTGGGGGAGCATGAGGGTCATGCTTGATCCCATGCGTTGATTTCAGCTTGGAGAGTTTCCGTGATAAACTTGCCGGCCTGGTATCTGGCTTGGGCCAGTGTGGCTAGCTCTGATTCAATCATTGCTCCGCTGGTGCTGGCAAGGTCCCAGGTGGCGGCTGGCTGGCCGCTAAATTGCGGGTCCACCCGGCGTATGATGAGCGGGGTGTTCACAACCGTGTAGGTGGTGGCGTTGATGCGGTGGAGCTGGATCGTAGTCACGGCCTCAATCCTTCCACTTCTTGGCCATCTCGGCGATGCGGGTGCGGGCTGTCTTCTCCTTTGCGATGGCCTCAGCCCAGGCGTCGTCATCCAGCACAGCCTCAAATTCCCGGCGAAGCATGGCGGCGATAACCTTGGGGTCCAGTGCATCTAACTCCCAACTTTCGTTCCCGAATCGCTTGATGTAATCCGCGGCCCGGGAGTCCGAGAGCTTGGCGGGGTTGGGTGGTGGGTTGTACTGGCGCACCTGGTTCATGTTGAGCGCGATGCGCTTAATGGTCAGGTCATACTCGAGGTCCAGGTCCTCGCCGTCCTCGGTGCCGGCGAACATGGCTAGGCGCTCGTCGTTGTCGCGGGTCATGTCGATGCCGCTGGGGTCATGATCGCCCAAGTGGAGCACCAGCACGTGCTGGCCGTTCTCTCGGTGTCCCAGGAAGCGCCGGCCGGCACGCCACTGCTCTGATTGGCTGGAGTAGCCGCGACAAGCGAAGTAGGGTACCCGCCACTCGTTGCACGTGGGCTCAATAACGCCAATCAAGGCGTCTTTTTCAATCCACACCTCTACGCGCGTAGGCTGGCTGCCCCAGCGGTCGTAGCGGAACTGGGCGGCGCTGGCTTCCAGAATGTCCTTGGGCGAGTCCCACGATGCCAGCTTACGGAGGTGGCGCGTGCGGTCCTCAATAGCAGCCCAGTCAATGCGGCCGGCTAGCCGGGCATCGTTTATGATGGACCCAAGCCTGTCGTAGTTCTTGTCGTTGTTGGCCAGCAAGCCCCGGGCCACGAACTGGTAGTAGAGCTGGCGCAAGGTCAACGTGTAGCCTTGGCCCATGTACTCGGTACAAATCTCCTCGGCCTTGTCGATGATGCTCTCACTCTCCGGCGAGAAGCGTTTGGTCTTATAGGTCATGTGCGGCATTTATGCCCCCAGCTTGCTAGAGTTTGAATACAGGTAGATGTAGTTTGCGTTCTTGGCCTGGATGCGTTGCTCGCGCGTCACAGCATCGTAGGACACGTCGTTGAACCAGGCGGCCACGGCCGTGTGCGGGTCTAGGTGAGCGGCCACTGATTCATTGAGCACCCGCACGTGCTCAGGTGTGTGGAAGGTCCTCATGCCACCACCTCCGCCGGGGCCACCTTGCGCGGCTCCGGCAATGTGTTGGTGGTGAGTTCCATGAGCGTTTCCATGGCCCGCGTCCAGCCCACATATTGAAGGTTCAGTTCTTGCTGGTACTGGTGCTCCTGGCGTGCCCACTTGGATGGCATTAACTCGGGCATCAAGATGGCAACCCGGCGGTACTCGCGGCCCTTAACCTTGTGGATGGTGGCCAGCGAGAGCACGTCGTTGCCTTCGGTAAACATGTCCTCAATCTTGCGCACCAGCGCCGGCACCGTGCGCTCCCGCTCGTTGAGGTGCGATGCGATGGTCAAGATGCAAGCAACACGATCCGATACGGCTTCCGCCTTGCCTTCCTCGCCCTTGGCCATGTGCTTGGCCACTTCGCGGTCTCTGTAGTCTTCCAGCTTCGCGATGAGCGCATCCAGGCCCTTAGCCTTTTGGCGATTGATGAGGCTAACTAACCCCGTGGCGATATCCTTGCCCAGCACCGCGCAGGGCTTGCCGCGTCCAATGAGATTGAAGCACAGCTCCACCAGCGGGGCGGTCTGCCGGCATAAGATGGCGTCCTGAGGCCCCAGCACCGTCATGGCATCAGCCAGCGTGCACGATTTCACTTCGCCTTCAATGGCGGACTCCGGCACCTCAAAGTACGGCACTAAGTCACGCACCTTAACGGCAACCGCCTTGGGGCACCTGTAGCTAACGGTGAGGGGAAGTTCCACGCAACGAAACTCCTCGCGGATGAGGTCCATCGCATCAGCCGAGGCGCCGGTGAAGCCATAGATGGCTTGTCGGTCGTCACCTACCGCCACCAGCCGGCCCCCTGGCCGCAGTGCAAGTTTGGCTAGCGCACGGCGCGCGGGGCTTGTATCCTGGGCTTCATCAACAAAAACCCAATCGTTTTGCCACAATTTGCATCTCCAAAGGAGAGGCAAATAAAGCATGTCATCGTAGTCGATGATGGGTGCGGAGCCGGGTCGTATTTCGGCCAGCCTGTTGCTCTCGCGAAGAAGATCCCGCGCTATAACAATGGCACGTTCTTCGGTGGCTTCCACATCATCCAGGTAAAGGTCGTGGTGGGAAATAAGCGTGTACCAGGCATCGGCCACGTCAGGAGTCAGGGGGCCAATGCCGGCGCCCTTGGCTAAGCCAACCAGGTGCACGCAGAAATCGGCGTAAACATCGTATTCCAGATCGCCCAACAGGCTCTTGGCCACGTTGCGTATCTTTTTGTCGGTGGTGGTAATCTGCTCGGGCTTCAATGCCAGGCGCTTTAGGATGGCGCCGTAGCCGAGTGAGTGGAAGGTGTTGGCCCGCACGCCCTTGTACTGGCGTCCATCGCGGCTCTCTTGAACGAGCATCGCGATGGCCTCCTTGAGGCTCTTGGCGGCCGAGTTGTTGAAGGCGAGCAATTGCACGCTCTTGTGCTCGGGGATGAAAGGCAAACATCGTTTCACGGTGGTTGTCTTTCCACTACCTGCCACCGCCTTAACGATGGCCGAGCCGGTTCCATCTGCAACCCAGTCGAAGATGGCTTGTTGGTACGCGGAGGGGGTGAAGGTTTTGCTCATGTCACACCCCCAACGTGTGGAGGAAGGAGCTGGGGCAAAATACGCGGCGGCAGCCATCCGGGAGCGGAAGATCGTGTCCGCAATCCTGGAAGATAACCTGCACCCTCCAGCCGGGCTTCGCCGGCGAGGGTTCCAGTATGCGCCCGCCTAGGTAGTCCACCTGGGTCTGGAGCCAGGAGAAAATTTCCTTGGCTGCTGGTTCCTTGCTGGTGGTGTCTGTGTATTCAATGGCTCTTAGCATTTTATCTCTCCTGGCTCTATGTTCCGAGGCGCCGTGTCGCATCACCGCCGGAACGCACGCACGGTAAACCTATTTGGGCAAAAGTAAACTCCTGAGTTCATTATTCTGTAAAATAACTTTGCCCTCGTTTCTTGACTTTGCCTTCGCGAACAAGGGTGTCCATCAAAGCTTCAAACATATTGTAGGAACAGCCATACCCCATGAGGATGGCATAAAGCGTTCCTCCGGAAACTCCCTCGGTGCCAGCCAGGGCAACCGCCTCGGCAACAGAATCTAGCACTAAACCGACCTTCTTCATGGCCTACACACTCCTAATCGTACCTGTTAGGGCACTGGGCCGGCGATACGCTGGTCCCCAGTGCCCTCCCAGCTGCGGTCAGCCTTCTCCGCTGGCCACTGCAACCTTGTATCGCTCCACCGCGGCTAACACATCCTCCTTGGCAATGGTCCATGGCTTGGCGGTATCAAGCCGCGAGATGACATCCCACTTGTATTGCTGGTGGTGCCGTGCGGCTAATTCCTCGTCCCCGGTGGCATCGGCCAAGATGGCCAAGGCAAGCTGGGCGGGGCCGCTCCCGCCGTAGCCCCATTCGAACCCCGTGGGGCTGTGGTTGAATATCTTCGTGTGGAGCGGTAGGCGGCGCCGCTTGCCGTTAAGCGGGCCTACCGTCACCACGCATGTGCCAATCCCACCGTTTCCTTTTCGGTAGCCTTGGTAGGTGTCCATCAAGCCATTGTCGCCTCCTTAGAATGAAAAGTCGTGGTACTTGCGCCTGAAGCCAATAGCCAGGCCCAGCGATGAGGCGCTACGCCCCAGCTCCCGCCAGCGGCCGTCCTTGCGCAAAGTGAAAGTCCATTTGCGGCCGGCGGTGTTGGGCGCGTAGGCGTAGTCCTGGGAATCGCTTACCCCATTGCTGTCGGTGCGGGTGGCGTGATCCTCCTGCACCACCACCATGGGGCGGCGTTGCTTCGTGCCCACCTCGATGATAGTACCCGGGCTACGGTCCGTGTACCAACACACGGTGGCGCCATCGCCCACCTTGGGCTCCGGCTGTTTTGATTCAGTCATGATGTGGCTCATGACATTGGCCGTCTCTCGTCCCAGTTGCATCTTAGGCTCCCTTTATTTGTCCGAAGATTTTGATGTAACCCTTGACCAGCTTGCGGTTGCCAGGGAATAGCCCAATAGGTCTGGCTATTCGCGAGTGATTGTCGCAAGCCTCCTTCGTCTTGGCGTCGTACGCCACCCAATGGCCAGTGACGTTCACCAGGAAAAGGCAATCATCGTCCCCATCCTGGTCGTCCGCCCACGCGCGCAGCGTTGGGCGCTGTACCCCGTACATGCGCTCGATGTCACCCTGGCTGTACCAGTCGGTGTAGTAGCCCAGGTAGCGCAAAGCGAACTGCAAATCCCGGGAGCTTGAGTTGCACACCCCCTGGTTCGCGGGCCGGCCGCGGCGCTCGTTGATGAGCGCGCGCACGCGGCCCTTGGGGTGTTCGCCGGTCACGGTGGCCACGGCCGATGGGCCGCAGTAGAAGTTGCCGATGGGCAGGGGGCGGAGTCTGGTCATGTCAATACATTCCCGGGAACTCGGCCGCCTACGCCGTGGCGGTTGTCCCGGCGGGTGGTGCGCGATGGTGCCTCGATTGTTGCTTTGTAGCTCATTTGGTTCTCCTGGTTCTACGAGAGGTTACCTTCTTTCGCTGGCGCTCTACCCTGGTCGCTCTCGAGGAGCTGGCACTTAGCTGGAGCCGCTGGTATTGGGTAACCTCCCAAAGATCACTTTAGAAGGTGCTTGTGCAAGAGTAAAGCCCCTCGAACAAAAATAGTTCAACTATTTTAGCGCGCGCTGCGCCCCAAAATGCCACCCCCTCCGCTCCCACCAAGATACCAGAGTCACCGCCCCCCTAACCTCCCAGTCGAGCAAGGTGGTGTGGCTCGTCCCCACCAGCACGGCGGTGGCCCGGAGCGAAAGCCCATGCCGGCGCCGGGCCAGGGCAAGGAGCAGGGGGGTAGTCGCGGTGGTTTTCCGGGCGGCAGCCGCGCGCAGGCGGTTGCTGGGGCCGTTTCGCTCGGCATTGGCTAGGGTGTTGCGTGACACACCTAGCCGGGCCGCGTAGGCGGTCTGGGACAACCCCGCCCGCATACGGTTGAGCCACAGCTCCTCGGCGGGGGTGCGGTGGGTTAAGTCCTTGTCAGGCATTTTACAAGCTCCGCGGTGGGGAATACGTTTTCGCTGACGACGGCAGCGGACGCGGATAGGCTGGTTCGCGTGTGTGCCCGGGCGAACACCTGGGCGATGGCATGGTGGTCCAGGAGCAAGATGGTTCTATCCACTTGCAGAAGGCACCAACTGGTGCCCCCCGCGAGTGCCCAGAATGTGTGCCAATCGACTTGCTCGCGTGTGAGTTCGTTGATGACAAGGGCCGTGGCGGAGCGCACGGGCCACTTGTGCACGTGCTTCAGTTCTATCCAGCCGGTGGCACCTTTGGGCATGGTGGGTAGACGGCGCAGGCAGTAGCACACATCCGGCGTGCCGGGGTCGATGGGATTTTCCACCCGCACCAGTCTGCCAAAGGGTTTAAGATTGTCACGGGTGCGTTGCCAGAGAGAGGGTTCGCTCATGCCACATCGATCCTCTCAATATCTGGCCAGGTGCCGAGGCTGTGACGGTGCCCGCACGTGCACACGCAAAGGAGCGGAATGTTGTCCGGACAGCCGTCCTCGAGATCATCGGGCTCATCATCCGGAGATTCAAAGTCAGAGTCGCCGTCCATTTCATCCAATACCGCGAGCGCAACATCAAGCTCCGGCCCCAGCACGCCCGCGGCAATGTTGCGCTCGATGGCGGCCTCCAGTGCGGGCCTCATGGGCTTAGCAGTCCCTTACTGCGCGGATCTTCGTTTAGTTGCCGGCGGAAGCTTTCCACGTCGGCGCTGTTTAAGGCAACCTCATCCAAGGCGCGGTTGGGCGGGTATTTTTCTATTGGTCCGTACCAAACCACAGCCCCATCACGGAAGCCCATGACTGATCCTCGGCCAAGCCTGTTGTCCGTTTTTATTCTCATCGAAATCTCCCACCTCTGAAATTGTCGCGGTCTTCGTTGACTCGTTGCGCGGCCTTGCGCAACGCGTCCCGTTGCTTGGGCGACAATGACTTTTTAGCATCCCATTGTTCGCGCAGACTTTGGATGAAATCGCCGAAGTCCCCCTTGGGGTTGGTGGCCTCCACAATTTCGAACGCCGCAAGTATCTCGGAGTTCTCCGCCCGGCGCTCCGCCTCCGTAGATAGATCGTCGACCGGCGCCGGCTCCACATCGGCCACCACGGTTACCAGGCGGTCAAACACGCGCTCCCAGCCAACGCTATTCTGTGAAAGAATAGCATTGGCTCGGCGGAGAGCTTGTAATGCCTCGGCATCGCTTTCGCTGGTGGTGAGTTGCATCAATTTTTTGAGGAGTAAAAAATCCTTGAGTTTCATCAAACCTCCAGCGCCATAAGAAGCCTATTATAAAAGTCCGCGATGGCCGGCGCACACTCGCACAACCGAGCCAACCCGGTACCAATGCCATCGGCTGGCCACACTACCGTGCCGCCGTCACAGATATGTTGGATGAGCCGATCCCGCTCGGCGAGTGAGTCTAGCATAACTTCACGCAGATCTGTATCTGTGAGATACAGGTGTGGAGACCGCTTGGTAGGTAGGCCAACCGCGTTGGGCTCGCCCCTCATTTCCGCGGCCTGGCCACCGCGTCCCCAACGCGCGAGATTGTCGCCGAACACGAAGAGCACGTTAGGCTCGGCGCGGAGCATATCCCGGGTGATGAATTTGCGACGCTCGAGCGGCATTATGCCCACAGCCTCTTAGCCACGGCCGGATATTTTTCTCGTATCCATTGTTCATCCGCGGGACGATCAGCGTCTTCGCTAAGGGTGACATATTCATCGCTCATGAGATTGCCGTTGGCGTGCAGTTCCGAAGCCGCCTGATCACAGTCCTCGTGGGCACGGTAGACCTGAAAACCATCAAACGTGTGCACCTGCCGCCGATACCGTTCCCCCCTGGTGATGCGCCTTTGGCATTGGTCGCAATGGTGCCACGTCCGTGCTGTCACAACCTTGTCCCACAATACGGACCCCATCATCAGCTCCACTGGTAGTAGTCAACAAACCGCTGGAACCAGGTCTTCTTTTCCGACCGTGCCCCGGTGCGCTTCATTTGAAAGTACACCTTGGCACAGGCGCCGGCATCGATGATGGCGTTGTGGGCGCCTGCAAGCTCCTCATCAAAGAAGAACTTGTAGCACTCCTTGAGGTTGGGCTTCTTAAACTGGTTTGCTCTGCCGGCGGCCACCATGCGTGGGGTCGCAGGTATCTTTAAAATGGGTTCCGCCATCTCCATGGTGCAGAATCGTTGTACAGGAACGGGCAGGGAAACTTTCCTGCCCGTTCGGTGAATGGCGGTGGCCATGACACGCTCATCGAACGGGAGGTTGTGGGCCACAATAATGTCCGCCTTAGCACGGAGGTTGACAAAGACGCCCACGACCAAGACCAGGGGGAGTCCGCAGCGGAGTGCGGTTTCCGTTGTGATGCCGTGCACATCCGAAGCTGTTTTTGGTATCTGATATCCTTCGGGTTTTACGATCATGTCGACGGTTGCACGTGTACAACCGTCATCGTCGGCAAGCACGCAGCCAAGCTGTACCAGGTGTGGCTGGGAGGGGTGGTCGTGGGGTAGGCTGTCTTGAACCAAGCCAGATGTCTCTGTATCCAAAAACAAAATCATCTTTTTCCCTCCACACGATCTTCATAGAATTTGACTATAGCTTCGGCAATGGCTTCCACATCTGGACGATTTAAATTAAAATGGTGCACGGAGTTAAATATGACTTGGCGCACCTCTTTCTCTGTGGGCTTCTTGCCGGTTTTCCAACGGATGGTCACGACCCCACCCGCGGCTTGTCAACGGTCGAGCGTTCCTCAAGCACCATGGAGCGTGATACGATGCGCTCAAAGACAACAAACGTGGAGGCGGGGAAACGGCGTGCCATGGTTGCGGCAACCACTTCCGCTTGGGCGTGGGAATTGTGCCCTTCCGCCACATGCCCCACCACGTGCTCGTAGGTGTCGTTCTTGGCCGTACGCATTACGATGAAACGTTTCATGGCACCAACCTCGCCTTCTCCTCATCGCTCAAAAGATGGTTCAGCTTGGCTAGTACCTCGCCCTCCCAGCTCATGGGCACACGGCGGCTGGCGGCAACCATCTCGTTCAGCCTGGTGTAGTACCAGCGGGCGCTCTTGATGCTGTGCTCGGGTTCCTTATCACGGCGGAGATAGCGGAGCACACAGGATGCCGCGAACGGTGCGCCCCAGCCGGCGGCCATAATATCATCCCAGGGCTGGCGCCCGGGGCCGTAGTGGCTTTTGCGCACGGTGCCGTCGGCCGCCACGTGCTCGGCCGAGTTGCGGCTCTCAAACTCCGCCAGCAAGGCGCCCTCTGGCAGCATCTCATTATAGCGGGCCAATGCATCCTCGCGACGGAGGTCTAGGTAAGTCAGCATCATCTCCCCAATGACCCACGAGCGTCGGGCCTGGGCATGGGACACCGCCCGCTGAATTGATGTCATTGCTTTTTCGTGTGCAATCGACATCGCAACAAGACGCTCTAGGCAGCTTTGATCTTCAAGCTCAGCTTCGCCGCCGTGGCACCGCCGGCAATAGCCGAGGACGACCTCGCCGTTCCGGTCTACTATGGCGCCCATGGCGTCAGGGTCGCCGGTTTTAACAAGCTGGTGGGTGGCTAGGTTGGCACGGGCCTTCACAGGGTCGTACATTGTGGTTCTCCTTGCTCTAAATTCCATGACTCCTCAGCAATGCAATGGTCGCCGTGGCGCTGGTGTGGGTCACCCACACGCCGCCGGCAGCCAGCCAGAGGTGCTTGTACTTCTCCCAATCGTCAATAAGGATGGCGCCGGGGCTGGCGTAGCGTGCCTTCTCTCTTGAAAAGCAGGTTATGACCGGCACCGTTGGCCCCAGGTGCCGGGCTACCCATTCCCGCTTATTACGCTCGGCACCCTCCCGGCCAATCTTGGGGCACCCGGTGAGAATGATCGGGCCGTGCGGCGTTATGTAGTCCCAAAGCAAGCGGTGGTCATCCATGGGCGGCATGGTGGCGTAAAAGTTGATGGCGTCAATTCGTTCCCAATCGACATCTTGGGCGTTGTCGGGGTGGCGCCACTTGGGCGGCAACAACCCTCCTATGGTGGATAGATAGTGGCGATCAAAATCCGCCAGCGTACCGTCAAGATCGACGTAGATGGTACGCGAGTTCACGAATAACCCTCCGGCAGCGGCGCGACGGCCTCGTTCGGCAGCATCTTACGGTACTGACGCCAGCCGACGAGATTACCGTGCTCTCCAAGATGAAGCCATTGCGGTCCTAATTCATTAGCCGTTACCCATTCTTGGATGTCCGGCGTCGCCTGGTGCTCAGCCGGGCTCGCGTGGAGCGGCTGCGCGCCCAGGAGCCGATCATACAGCCGCAGGTCCTCCTCGACGGTGGACCGCTTGCCGGTCTCGAAGCTCTCGTAAGAAACTCTTGCGCAGCGGGCGACGGAGACTTTTATAGCGACTTGTATGTCGTCCAGCTTCTCGTCCCACGTTATCGGATGGCCCTTCCCATCGTCTCCGTCGACGAACGGCAGGTGCCACTCGCCGGGCCTCAGCAGACGGGGCGTGCTCGCCTTGCGCGCCTCCCACATGGCCACGGCCAGCGCCCGCATCTCGGGCTGGGCGTCGCGGTGCAGGCGGAGGCCGAAGAAGTTGTCCCACTCGGTGGCGGTGGCCACCACGTTAATGTGGGAGAACGGCTCGAGAAGGCGGTTGACGATCTGCTTGTGAACGCCAATCTCAACCATAACTTCAGCGATCCGCATCGCTTCGAGTGCGGCATCCTTCCAATAATTTTGCGCTAGCATTCGGGGGGATAAACGAGTGCCTTGGTAATGGTCATCGCTTAGTTCTTCTACTGCTTGCATTCCCTTCTGGTTTGCGCCCCAGAACACCGGCCCGGCCCGGAGCGCGTCCGACCGCACCTCCTCGATGAGCTTGCTCGTCGGGATCGCACGGGACGAACTCGCGTTGCGGCTGATGAGGCGGTGGGTCATGAACTCGCCATGGATGAACTTCGGGTATCGCAGTTTGAACGTCAGCGGGCGATGTTCCTGCACGCTAATGCTGTCGCAAACGACCTGAGCGGCTATCATCGCGGCACCTTATTCACAACGGTGTACCGTGGCTCATTGCCGCGTTGCCCAAAGAAGTTACGGACGGTCCGCGAAAACATGACCGGGGCGCCATCACGTCGATGTATAACCGCCCAACGGTCCTCATCGCCGAAGAACACGAACCCCGTGATCTCGTACGTGAGCCCGTTCCCGGCGTGCCGCCACTTGGACCCAAAGAGCCTCAGGTCGGGGATATACCCATCGGTGTCTGGTGTTGTTAAATCTAAGGTCTGCATGTGTTTTTTCTCCATTTGCCATTCTGTTACGTGCACCCGCAACTCCCCGGGATCGTAATCCTCGAGATCGGCGTCGTAGGTGCACAGGTCCACGCACACTGAGTCAACAGGGTCCGCGCGCATGTTGTAGCCGTTGGCCAGGGCATTCTCGAGCGCGGCAAACACCTTATCCTTGAGGTTCACGGTCTCTCCTTGGGCGGCATGTCATTGGTTAGTAGGATGAAATGAGTTGCTACTCGACGCTGCCCACCTAAGTAGCAAACCAACGAGCGACACCACGAGGATCGTGTATCTAACCACCGGCCCACGCCATCGCTGGCCAATACCAACCTATTGTCCGGAGGATTGTCCTTTGTGACCCGTTCCCAGTTCACTTTGCCTCCTGCGGCCCACGGGCCTGGTCCTGGTACTTGCCGGTGTAGGGCCGTTCCGATGGCTTATCCAGCCGGTGGAACACCACTTGAGCCAGCGGTACCCCGCGCTCTAGATGCAACCAACCAACCCCATGGTTGGTTAGTTCCAGAGTGAGGTATCCGCACCACCCGGGTTCTATGACCGTGTTCTGCACGCACAGGCCGCGGCGAGCCCACGAGCTTTTATCATGGACAATGCCCACCACGTCGGTCGGCATGGTAAAACGCTCCACCGTGGACGCCAGCCTGAACCCCCCTGGGCGCAGCTCCACGAACGCAAGGCGCTCCTTTGAATCAAACTCAGCGCGGATGTCGTACCCGGCGCTGGAGGCCCCGTAGGTGAGCACCCCATGGCGGCCTTTGAACTCGCTGCGTTCACACCATGGCGATATGATGCCCGCATCCCTGATGGTTTGAAGTGAGAGTATCATCCCGCGCTGGCCTCCCCCCAATCCTTGCCACGTCCTTCATCCACGTACACCGGCACCTTGAGCGTCACTGCCTTTTCCAGGCAACGATGGGCTACTGAACACGCCTCAGTACCTTGAGGCGTGTTCGGTACCGACCATCCTAGCTCGTCGTGCACCGTGACCAGGGGGGCGCCGAGTACGGCAAACGTGCCGGCCTCGTAAGCATCCACCATGCCTTTCTTGATGACGTCGGCGCCGGACCCTTGAAGCTTGCGGTTGAGCGCGGCGTAACTCTTGAAGCGTTTGATGCGCTGGCCGTACTCCTTAAGCGCGGCTTCGTGCCGTAACGGAGGATTCTCGCGCTGGTAGTTGTCAAAGGGTTCCCAAAGGAGGAAGCGCTGCCGGCGGCCAAGGATCGTCGTCACGTATCCTTGCTTTTCCGCCCATCGCATGGCGGCATCGTAGGTGCTCTTGGCGAACGGTAACTTTTGTTCGTAAAGGGCAACGAACTCCTCGGCCTCCGATAACGAACAACCGATGAGGTAGGCCAGCTTGCGTGCCCCAGCACCATAGCCCTTGGCGAAGTTGATGCCTTTAACCTGGACTCGGCGGTGCTTGTCGCCGGGATCAATCCCAAGCCAGGTGGCCACCAGCTTGTGGTAGTCGGTCTTGGGGTCCTCGCGGTACTGGCGCCGGCACTCCTCAGACCCCGGCCCAACGGCAAAGTGAGCCAGTAGCCGATATTCAATTTGGGAGAGGTCGTGCCGCACCCAGGTCTCACCATCCTCGGGGCGGAACATGCCGCGGATCATGGCGGCCAGCTCTTCCTCCCGCATAGGTAAATTTTGCATGTTGGGGTTGGAGGATGAGAAACGGGCTATGGTTCCCTTTTCATCCTCTGATTTTAACTGGTTAAATTCACAATGCACCCGGCCGTTGACCGAGTGCGTTAGGATATGGCCGTTGATGTAGGTGTTGATGATGTGCTCTACCCCGCGGCCCTCTAACAGCGCTGCGGCCAGCTCGTCGTTCTGGTGCGCCTTGAGCCAGTCCTTGGTGATGGAAAACTTGTCTGGGTTAAAACCTCCGCCGCTCCGTGGCTTGCCCGAACTAGGTGTTAGAGGTGGTGTCAGCCCGCGGTCCACAAACGCCTGGGCAAAGCTCTCCGGGGCCATAAGCTCCGCCTGTGGGCCAGCGATATCCCGTACCCGCTTAAGCGCCGCATCGCGGGTGAAAGTGAGCTGTTCCCGCACGTACTCCGCCTGGTCGGTGTTGACGGGTATCCCGCGCTGGCGCATGGCGAGCAAGATGGGGATGAGCTTGCGCTCCACGGTGTAAACTTCATCGAGGTTTTCTTCCGTGAGGCGCTTTAGCTGGAGCGGGAGAATGCGCAGAGGGAGATCGACATCCCCCTCCGCGTAAGCTCCCACGTACCCGGCCGGCAATTTCCATAAGATCTTTTTGATTTGAGAATTGGTGGTGGCGCCGTGCAACGCCGCGGCTTCCCGGAGCGTACCCTCCACTTTGCCCTCGCCAAGGTAGTCCTGGGCGATGGCTTCCAGTGTGTACGAGTTGCGCCACTCATCCAGCAAGGGTTCACATACCTGGATATCGTGGTGGACCTTAACGTTAGGAAACGTGACCCCCCAGGTGCCTAGCGCCTCGAGATCGTAGATGTTATGGGCGCCAACCAGCTCGCCATCATAAGCGTTTAGCTCCTCGCGCGCCCATTTTTGGACCACGCCCTCATCTAAGTTACCGCCACCCTCGTGTCTGGTGGGGAAGTAGAAACGCCGACCATCGTTGGTGCCTATGCCGAGCCCCACGATGTAGGAGGTCCCCCTGTGGAAACCGGGGCCTATTTCAAGCAGTTGCTCATCCCTGGTCTCAACATCGGCGCATAATCGTTTCACGCCGCGAAGTGATGGGAGTTCTGACGGGGCCACCCACGGTGCCGCCCGCTCCATCAATGGGGGTGGGTTATGCACCACGGTTATGCTGGGGTCTGCGCGATGGATGGTGTTGCGTTTTCGGGGTGCCAGAGCGTTTGACATGGCCGTACCACGGCCGCCGACTACCGCCTGGCTACTGGCCTTGCTTCGAGCGCGGGCGCTGTCCAGCGCCGCGGCATCCGCCACGGCAATTTCATCCCCACCGCGCCCTAGCTCGCTCTGGATGCCCAGCGCCAGCCAGGCTGCCTTGCGATCCTGCCACCAACCCTCACGCGCGTTGAACACGGTGAACGGCGGTATCATGAACTTGTTGGCCAGCTCGCCGCTACGTTTGGGCGCAAGCGAATCCCCCAATAGCCCGTCCCCGTACAACGCACTATCGACCTTTGCCTTATTCTTACGACGCTCCTCGCGGCCATCGTATGGGCCGCTGGTCATCCCAAACGTTAGCCCACCCGCGAGCGATGGGGTTTCTTTCTTGTCACTCATCGCCGCATCACTCCCATCACAACGCCGTACAGCCCCGGTCCACGGAACAGCGCCGGCTTGGGGTGCGCCAGCGGATTCCAATGGGTGGCCACCGCTACCATCGGAGCCAGCACCTTGGTGTTCCAGTACGACACGTGGTCCGCCGGCACAGCCGTGGAAACCTCTAGGGTGACCTTGGATGAGCCTTTACCCACCTTGAGATGACCCGCATGTAGCTCGACCGTCTCATCTGATATGGCTGCGGCATCCGCGAAGGCATCGCGCCACTCGGCGGTTATTTCCACGGGCGCATCCTGGCCAGCCTTGGCAAAGATGTCGTCCACCAGCTCAGGCATCACCTGGTCAATAAGCTGGCACTGGACCGAGCGGTCATCGGGCCAGCGGAACAACAAAGCCCCAGCCTTGGCCGCGTAATCGCACGGCGGATCTGCCATCAAAAACTCCGCCCCATCCTTTGTGAGAATTGATGGCGTGGATTGCCAACCCGGCACCGCCAAGTCAATGCCGCACAGATTATTGACGGTCGTCAATCGCCCGTCCATGAGCCGCACGCCCCCTGTCCACCCGATGAGGCTGGTGCCCACGAGGAACTGGGTGGCCTTTTGCAACGCCGGCACCAGGGCGTCGGGCAGGGGGAGCCAGTCGACGTCGCGGGTGAATATGCTGGGTGGGGTGCCGGGCACGCACGGGATGTTGCCGCGGAGCCTACCGCTCTTGATGCGTAGCTCGCCGTCGCCTATTTCCACGTGTGGGTCGCTGTGCATCCGCGCCAGCATGGCTTCAAGCTCCTCGCCGGGCACGGAAAAGCTATCGGATGATTCAAGCGGGACCACGGCCTGGAGGCTTTCGTTCTGGGCGAACATGTAGCCTTCGCTCACGTGGTAGCAGCCGAACATGCCGGCATTAGGGGCGCGGGATAGTGCGCGTTTTAGGAAGTTAATCGTTTCGTGCATAGCCAATGTGCTTCATGAGGGTGTCAACAAAGGTGTTACGGGCATCAACGATGTTTTGAGCCACGTCTTTTGGCACGTGTTCCATTATATCGTCTGTTCCGTCTGTGATGCTAACAGTGCCATCTTGATATTCTCCCAAGATGCACCAGCGATTTGTTGCTAGACACTCGGTGTCTATGTACTTGGCCTTCCAGGGCCGGCGTCGATAGTCAATGGGTAGACTAGTCATCTTTGGCTCCGCACGCCCTCGCCGCTAACATGGGATCTCCCTTGCAAAAGACAAATAAGTTCTGATGCGTCTTGCCTAGCTTGCGCCCGCCTGAAAATTGCCGGGTGATGCGCACCGGCAAGCTCCCCACGGCCGTAACAAGGATGGCCTCGTTGTACAGCCGGGCACCTGCATCTTGGAACGCTTGGACCGTATGCCATGGGAACCCGCGGTAAAAGCCGTCTTTATCGCGGATGTCCCCCACCACGAAACAGGCGAAGCGGTTGGGTTTAAGCATCCGCACGCACGCGGCGATGATTTCTGTGTACACCGAACGGAATTCTTCATACGGCATGGTTGAGAGGTCCCGCTCGTCATCCGAATAAATTTCTAAATCAGCGTATGGTGGGCAGGAAAATACAAGGTCCGCACGCACGTCTTCCAGTAAGGCTTCAATTTCCAGGCTGTTGCCGTCCACCCAGGTTGGCGTTGGCCCATCCTTGCAAATGGTGGCGGCCTGGATGCGGTTTGCTTCCAGCTGTCTGCTAGATAAGTCAATACCTGTGTAGGCATAGCCTAACTTGGCGGCCACGATGCCGCGCACGGACCCGCCGGCAAAGGGATCAATGATCTGTCCCCCCCCTGGGCAGAACCAACGGTACACCAGTTCACACAGCACGGGGTCGAAGATCGAGGTGCCGGTTGAAAATCCACCATCCTCCGTTCCGCTCATGATTTCGTTGAGGCGGTTTTGACTCTTCTTGCTAAAGAGGAGGTCGTCAGTCATTGCATGGCACTCGCCCGTATGCCCACCAGCCAAAAGAGGTCATCCTCTTTAAGATATGGCAAACACTTGGCCTCGTAGATGGGGTCAAGATGGACATCTCCGATGTCCGTCAATGGTGCGGGTTTGTGATAATCGATGCCGGGCTGCACCAATTCCACCACAGTGCGCCAGAATAGTGGGGCGTACTGGGTGAGCCTGGCCGTGGGGTCGGCGCCCACCACGACACCTAGGATGGGGATGTTTAGCCGGTGCTGGGTGAGCCCATTGAGCACGCCGGCCAGCGACATGCCGCTACCAACGGCCATGACCACGCGGCGTATTTCCGCCGGAAGATGTGCCACTTGTGTGGCCGTTTGCTTCACGGCCTCCTGGCATTCCATCCCAAACGGTATGTGGGTCCAACCAAGTGTCAAAGCGTCGGCCTTGGCGCGGGCCTTTATGACCGAGTTGTAGCCGGCGCGATGCTGAACGATGACCGCTCCAAAGGAGCGGGCCTCGTTCATCTCCGGTGTGAAAGCACCCTGGGGGCAATGGAGCCTGGCTGGGATGCCCAGGTGGGCGGCAATGCGGGCCACAATGTTCATTTGTGGCGATGCCCGGCTGGACGCTGTCACAAGGCCCTTTGCGCCTTGTGACAGGTGCCAGCAAGTCCTGGCCTTGCCACCCGGTGCTCCAGCTGCGAGAAATAAATCGTCCCGCTTTAGGAACACACCTTCGCGCACCTGAACCGGCGTAGGTGAATCCAAGTACGCGAAGGTGTGTATGTCCAACATTAGCCGGGTTCCGGCACCTTGTAGCCCTGGAGGTTGAGAAACCTCAGGGAGTGCACAAAGTCCTGGCGGAACGTGGCCACCGAGGATTCGGCCGGCTTGAAGCCGTCGCCCTTGAGCTTCGCCATCAAGTCTTCGTCCGTGATGCCCGGGTTCTTGAGCACGAAGCCCTTGAGCGCGAACACCATGCCCTGCTTCAATGCGCGGGGCGCCTTTGGGCCGTTGGCTTCCTTTTTCGCCTTCGGTGTCTTTTTTGCCTTCTTTGCCATTGCAGTCTCCATTGTTGGCGCGGGGTTGGTTTCAGCGGCCGGTGCGCCAGGTGCCGGCAAGGCTGGTGCCACACTCAGAGGAATGTGGCCGTAAGTTGATTCAAGCACGGTAAAGAAGCGTTGCTTCACCTTGCCGTGGGTTCCAAGATCATGTTCAGGTTCATCTGGCTTGCGCCACTGGTCAAGCAAATCCTGGAGGAGCGTGGTGCTCGTATTCACACTGTTGTGCGGCACGGAGGCAACAAAGCCGCTTACCGCCTGGTCGGCGTCCGGCAGCGCCAGCGCCCGATCCGCATCCTGTATCGTCTCATAGCGGTACACCCGCACACGCTCCAAGTAGTTACGGTAGGTAATGAGGTACACGCTCATGGTATCACGTTCTCCACATGAACCTCGTAGGCGTCCCGCACCGCGTAGATGCCGGCCGGGCGCAAGCCGCCCACCTCCACAAGCATCTCGCGTGCCAGCGCACGGATACCCTCCAGCGTGGGGGCCTCCTTGCGGTAGAATTGTCCCCGGCCGCGGAAGATAACCGCCGAGTAGTAGGCGGCATTGTCGCGCACCCAAGCCTCGTGTGCGGCCAGCTCCTTGGAAACGGTCACGGCACAACCACTTCCACGGTCGCGCCGTTTTGCTTGATGGCCGTGGCGTGCGCCAGCTTTTCCGCCACAAGGTGCATCTCGTTTATGGCGTTAGCACTCATGGGCTCACCGCGAAAGGTTCCGCCGGCCAACTGCCTCATCATCTGATGGAAGATCTCACGATCAACTTCGAAGGTTTGCATGTGGTTCTCCTTGCTCTGTCGCCACCCATAAAGAACGTTTAGGCAAAAGTAAACCCCCTCTCAAAAAGAATATCCGTACGCCGTTTGGGGCGCCACCAGCACCAGGTTATCGGATGCCCGGGTTAGCCCAACATAAAGAACCCTCATCTCAGAATCAGGGTCTAATTCGTAGCCCCTGTGAGTACGGTAGGTCATGTCTGTGATAAGCAGCGTGCTCTCAGATTCAAGCCCTTTGGCGCCATGGATGGTTTCAACCCGCACCCGGGGCGGCTCGGTGAGCTTTTCCCCTCGTCGGAGGCACGTCAGGTAGTATTCACGATCCTCGAGCGGTATGCGCACCAGCGCATCATGCCAGATGGGTTTCGTATCAAAACCAAGTTCATCCGCGGTATAGGAGGAACCCTCATCGATATTCTTGCGCACCCCGGCGGCCCGGAGCGCATCCGCCACCATTAGGCCATCCACACGCCTCCCGGCACGCAGATTCTCGTACGCCAGTATGGCCCGCACGTGCTCCGCCTTGACGCTTGTTTCCCCCTTGAGCCGGTAGACCACGCCTTGCTCCCGGGCCAGCTGCACGTGATGGTCCAGCTGAGCGCGAGTCCTCGCGAGCAACAACCATGTACCAGAAGAAAGATCCACCTCATCGGCACCGGAAACCCACTCCACCCGGCCACCCGTACGCACCGCCCCCTGGTCTTTTGCAAAGCGCCGGCCAATGCGGCGAACGACTTGCTGAGAGAGATTAAAAATTTCGCTCGGCAAGCGGTGGGACAGGGGGAGGACTTCGCGGTCGCATTCCAGCGCGTAGAGGCGGTCCTCGGCGGCGCCGGCCCAGCGGTGGATGCTTTGATCATCGTCGCCGGCCCACCACAAAGCCTTTGCATTGGCAAAGGCTTTATCCACCACGGCGTGCTGGCGCAGCGTTAGGTCCTGGACTTCATCAACCACGGCCACATCCACGCCAACGGGTGGCAAGGCGGAATCCACGTAGGCGATGAGTAAGTCTGTGAAGTCCATTATTTCGCGTTCGCGTTTGTAGTCGTGGTAAGCATCGCTAAACCGCTTAAGCCGGAACCATTCAACCTCTCCGCCGTGGTCTTGCCATGCGTCGCGAAGGCTTGTCATGGTGGTGCGGGCGTAATGGTCTAGCGTTAGCAACGGGTCGGCGTTGCGGCCGGCGGCTGGGCCTTCCGTGGTGGCGTCTCCGGTGAACAGCTCGCCCGTGGTGAGAGCAAGCTCGGCCAGGTGCTCCTCACCGACGATGTCATGGCGTTGAAGGCCAAGCTCGCGGAAGGCCAGGCTGTGCAAGGTGCGGAAATAGGGTAGGTCTCGTGGTTGGAGCCCAAAGCGTTCGCACGCGCGGGTGCGGGCTTCATTGACAGCCGCCTTGGTGAATGACACAAATGCTACTCGACCGGGTGGGATTCCCTGGTCGAGTGCCTCCTCCATGACACCCAGGAGCCGGCGGGTCTTGCCGGCGCCAGGGCCACCGAGGACGAGTGTGCGTTTCACAAATCCTCCCCCGTGGCACGTTTTAGGTCAGCCAAGGCGCTTTCTAGCTTGCGCACCACCTCAGCCAGCCGCCACCGCTGGAGCTTGCGCTTGATGACCATATAACCCAACGACCCACTGGCCTGGTTGACCAAGGTTAAAGCGCGGTCAGCGTGTTGGCCCGGTGTCATTCTTTCGCATCCAGGTCTTCGGCTATGTCCCGGGCGTTGTTTGCCATTATGCGGAACAAGAGAAAAAAGCCGCCTAGGAGAGCGAAAAGCACCGGGTAGAGGAGCCACTGCTGCCAGACTCTGTGTTCGCGTTCTGACAAGACCATAAAACCCAGTAGGGTTCCAATCAGCAAGTAAACCGTCAAAAATGTCATTTGAGTACATCCCAGTGTTTACGATTCCAGTCTCCCAGTCGTTTATCCATTTGTTCTTCACTTTCTGGGTACAGGTGAAGGTCGCGGCAGCACCTTGCATAAAATTCACCCCAACGATGGCGGAACGTTTCCATAGGGTGCTTGTAACCAATTATCTGAGCCCCGTGTAACAAGTGCATGTAGTAGTGGTGGGGTGCCTCATCGACATTGTCAAAGAAGCTTTGGCACATGGCTATCCAGTGCTCATCATTGCTAAAATCTATCAGTGTCATGAAGGTAGTGTCATCACCTTCGTCCACACGCATCGCCCGGCCAAGATAAGCAGCTTTGAGTACGGTTGCGCGGTAACGTGCTACGATTGGCTTGACCGGATGAAACTTAGCCACCCCATCAGGCCCACGACACGCCAATACCAAAACAGACTGTTGCTGCATTGTAAGAGCGAACAGCCAGTCCTGAAAGACACAAACCGGCTTCACGGCTATGCTTGGCTTTAGCGCGTGCGTACTCATGCACACTCCCTCCGCCCGGTTTCCCCGTCAATGGCGCACGCCGCCGTGCCCTCGGTTGCATCGGAGAGCAAGGCACCGCGCAAACCAGCCACGTTGAATGTGGTGCAGCCCTTGGCGCCACCCTCCCATGCCCGCTTGTACAGATCCTTGAACTCCGCCCAGGGCATGGTGCGCCCATCCATGTTGACCGTCTTGCTCACCGCTGAGTCAACATACTTCTGGGCCGTGGTAAGCACCGCCACATGCTCGGCCGCCGTCACCTCCGCGGCTAACCGGCCCTTGACGCTAAGAATACTGGCACCATAGTCATCGATGGTCATGACTTGCTGGCCGTCCGGGGTGTTCACCGGCCGCTGGGTCTGGTAGGCGAACACCGGCTCAATGCTCGAGGACACATTGTCCGCGCACATCGAGATGGTCCCGGTTGGCGCGATACTTGTCAAATGGCTGTTGCGGAGTCCCTTGTCGTGTATGGCTTGCTTGACCACTGAATCCAGCGTTTGCGCAAATTTGCCGGCGAGGAAGCGCTCCGCATCGAATAGTGGGAAAGGACCCTTTTCCTTGGCTAGATCCGTGGATGCGATATAGGCCAAACGCAGCAAGTGACCCAAAACATCTTCCTCAAAGCCACGGAACGCAGGGCTTCCATAAGGGTGCCCCAGGGCCTCCGCCGCGTTGGCAAGGCCAGTTACACCCAAGCCCATGCGCCGCTTTGACACAGCCTCCGCACGCTGCTCCGCTAATGGGTAGCGTGTCCTATCGGTTACGTTATCCATTGCCCTCACCACGATAGGGATATCGTGGTGGAACTGGTCCCAGTCAAAGCTATAGCCCAATATGTCAACACCAACAGCCTTACCCTGGTCGGTGCGCACAACGGACGCGCTTTTATTGAGGTACTTGACCAGGTTGAACGATCCCAACAAGCACGCCCCAAACGGCGGCAAGGGCTGCTCCCCACACGGGTTAGTGGCCGCGATAACCTCGCCGTAGTAGAGGTTATTCATGGAATTCACCCGGTCGATAAAAAGCACGCCAGGCTCGGCAAAGTCCCACGTGGACCGCATGATGCGCTCCCAGAGGTAATCCGCTTGCACCGTGCGGTGCACTTCGCCATTGAACTTCAAATCAAAGTCCTTGCCGGCCAGCGCCGCTTCCATGAACTCATCGGTGACCGCCACGGACACGTTGAAGCCCGTGAGCTTGTCCGCGTTTTGCTTGGCGAGGATGAACTCCTCTATGTCGGGATGATCCACCCGCATGACACCCATTTGGGCACCACGACGGTGGCCGCTGGATGCCGTGCACAAGCAAATTTCATTGAAGATGCGCATGAAGTTGATGGGGCCGCTCGAGGAACTTTGGAGCCGGCGCACCAATGCACCGCGCGGGCGTAATGTGGAAAAGTCATAGCCAATACCACCCCCCATCCGCATGGTGGCCGCGGCCTCGTGCGCCCGGGCCATAATGCTACCAGGCCCATCAGTAAAAGAATCCACGATGGTACCGGAGACATAACAGTTGAATGCCGTGGTGTGCCTAGTCGCCCCCACCGCCCCCTGGACCCGCCCCCCGGGAAGGAAGCGTTGCTCCAATAATATCTCGCGGAACTCGTGGTAGTGGGCGTCAGAATCCTTGAGGCCAAAAGCCACCCGATTCATGGCCTCGCGGAAATCCTCGTTCCGGCTACGGTACTTCATGGCGTGGAGGTCGTCAGCTGCTTTGGTCTGGGGTCCCATTGTGAATGCTCCTTTGGTTGCTGCCCTTGGTTGGGTTGGCCGCCTGGTTTGTTGAATTGCGTTCTTTCATTCTTTGGTCAGGGGGCAAGTTGCCTATGCCTAGCCGCTCCCGAGTGCGTCTGTAGCGCTCATCCTCGTCCATCATTTTGCTCCTTGCTTGGGGGTTATAGGCGGTTTCTTTTCCTTGACACGTTCGCGGTTTACAAGTTCATAGAACTTGTCCCAATCAAGGATTCGGCCATCCAGCGATGGCTTGCGCTTAAGAAGTTTGTATTCCTTACCAGTGCGATGGAGCATGTATTCCGCTAGCACCCAAAACTCACTGGAATCTGAGGTGTCAAACCGTCGTACCTTGCCGGCGGCCAAGGCCGCCTCAATGAGAGCACGATCGTGGTTGACAGGTTTTTGTAGTGTAGGTAGCGAAGCCAGGGGGGCATGGACACCCACGGCTACCTGGGTGGGTTTAAAGGCCGGTGCTACGGCTGATAGAAACGCGGAGGCGTAGTGCTCGCGATAGCTGCCTTTTCCGGCGGCACCTTTGGCTATGGATGCTCGCCTGTGGAGTTCCACTATGCCAACCGCATTCACGGTTGCTAAGAGCTTTGGTTCATCTACCCACCAATGGGGGTGATTGGACAATATGTCGCACGTGCCGGATATAACCTCTTCCTTTAGCATTCCAGGGTTCCCATTCCCCGTTTTGGTAATGGTCCGCAAGGCCGCCACCAAAACCTTTTCCCCAAACTTGCGTAGGCAATCTTTAATTGACACAACAGACATGGTTTCCCCGACCAGCATCTTGTCTTTGGTTTTGGGATAGCCCAAGATTACAACATCGGCGCGGAAGACAATTTCGGTTAGGCGCATCACGTCTGGCTTGGCCGCCATAAACTCGGCGCGGAAGATGGCCAGCGGCGAGACTTTTGTTACGGTACCGTTGATCTTGGCGAAGGCCATTGCCTCTTCCTCTGGTGTTGCCGCCAGCACCAGGCACGGGATTTCCTCGATATCCCCACGCGATACGGCCGCCGTGGCGCGGTGTTGCCCGTCTATTATTGCGTATTGGCCGCTCTTTCGTGGGGAGACGATGACCGGGGAAAAGAAGCTCCAGGAGAATTCCTTCGCGATCTTTTTGATATTGTCTGTGCCTTTAAGGCCAACCGCCCGCTGGTATCGAGGGTCCACGACCAGCTGTCTTACGTGCAGCCAGCGTAGCTCACCGCGTTTGCCCAGCTTTGTTCGCTCGCGGTCAATGGTTACTGGGCTTAGGGGTTTGAGGTCCATTACATACGCTCCACCGGGGCCGCGTGCGGTACATCGTGGTCCACGGTTTGCTCTGGAAATGCCGGCAAGCTCCAGTAGTTGACGAACTTGCCCTTGAGGTTGCCTGAGTGGTGCGTCACCCCGCGTTTACGCATCCACTTGTAAACCTCCTTATCGGTGACTCCGTTAAAACGGTGCTGGTTCAAATACTGGATGAGGTCGGTCGAGCAAAAGTAGGTGCGGCCATCCTCGGTGAAAGGCTTTCCCAGCAATAGCTCATCCATGCTCCGGCCGCGAACCTTGGAGGTGCAAAACCGTTGCACGTGCACCCAGAACTGACCCTCTCGCGTGGCGTCTTCGGGCACTTCAACCACCTCAACCCGGGCCAGCCGATCCCGGACGATGGTTTGCCACACAGATGGCTTGACCATGTTGGGCCACTTGTTAAGGCGCTGTACCACCAGCTTGTGGAAGCGCCGCTGGTCCATGAGGTCATCGACTGTAAGTTCAATACGGGCCGCATCCACGTCCCAAATATAGGTGGGCGGGTCGGTCTCGAGCTTCAACAGCTCCCCCAGCACGGCGCCGGGGTCGTCGCCAAGGCCGCCCACACCAAAGTCCCGAGTGAGGCAAACCTGGCGGTTGCACACGCCGCAGATGGGCTCTTGCTTGCACATATACGAGTACGCTTTTTTCTTAACCGACTTGATGATGTTGGCTAAATCTTTCGAGGAGACCGGCGGGTTCATGTACTTATGATTGTAAGCGTCGAGCCTGTCCTCCCAACCGTCGCCCCATCGCTTACGGAGGTAGACCGCCACGTTGAACAGCCCATTGTTCTGCCAATCTCCAAACCCCTTACGGGATAGCGTCTGGAGGCAAGGGGGGCCGCCTAAGAATAGGTCGCCGGAGGTTTCATCGGCGGGGATTTCAAAGTCGGCCAGTTTTTGCGGGGTTATGGCTGAGCGTTGCGCAGCGATGACAAACTCCTCCGACGACATGGCGGCACCGTCGGGTTTAAGCGCGTACCTGGTTGATCGTTTGCCACCGTTGTAGGGTGCATTGATCCAGGAACCATCATCTTTTTCGGAGGCTAGCCTGGTTTGCTTGGGGAATACTTCAACGCCGGGGTAGCCCAGCACCACGGCCCATTCCATTAGCTTGCTTCTCACAAGCTCCGCCGAGGCGGGGGCTGTGAGAAACAAGTACAGGTGGGCGCCGCCAGATTTGGTGCGGCACACCACCAAGGGGAGTTCCATCTTTTTAACGTAGGCTACAAGGTCTATAAGATCCAACGGATAGATGTCAACGTCTATGGCGCCAAAGACACACGTGGCATCGTCCCTAATGGGAACGATCCCTAGCCCAAAGCGTCCTTCAAGGTGCTGTTCCCAAAGCTCAAGCGTTACCTCCCCGTGCACGGTGCGTGCCCAGGATGGGTCGTGGAGCTTGCCCTTATCGTTTGGACGCGCGCCGGTCGGCACGACATAGCGGCCGTAAGAGCGGTCTAGCCCATCGAACAGGCGTTTGAAATCACCGGCAAGTGACATGTAACCCCCAGGCGGCAACGCCGCCCTTTGCGGAGCGGCGCCGCCAACCTTACGTTACGTCCTTAGAACGGTATTTCTTCGTCCACGGGCTGCTTTTCGGTGTCGTGTTTCACCACGACGCGCCCTTCTTTGATGGTGTTGTAAAGTTCCCGACCCTGGATGTAGAACGGGTCCGTGGTTTTAAGCCGGCTTTTGAGCGGTGGGTCCTCCACCAAGCCAATGCGCCAGCCGTACCAGGAAAACGTTCCCTTCTTCTCGAAGACCGTTTGAAAGCGCCAGCGGTGCGCCCACATAGGAGGTCGTATGATCCCGTTGGGATTGGCGGCCGTCTTCTCCCCCTGGTACGTGATGCCCATGACCCGGGTGATGAAGTTGCGGTACTTTTTTATCTGCGTGCTGGAAAAACCAATGAGCACCGGGGTGGCCATGCCCTCCACCACCAGCAAGCCGTACAGGTAATAGGTTTCCGCCAGCTCGTGGCCGTCGCTCGTGGGGAGCTTACCGAACTGGCCGTGCTTGGCCCGCAGCTCCGTGACCAAAGGATCGTCCACCGCCCGGATGCCGACAAAGCCGCCACCGGAGCCGTCCTCCTTCTTTGGAATCCATTCCACGAAGTGGTGGTCGCGGTGCACGGGGATAAATTCTACACCCTTATCCCCGTCGTAGACCTCGTTGGTCGAGACGTTAAAAATGGACCCCGGCTTGGCGCCCGGTATGCCACCGGCTGCCGGCGGGGATACTTGTGGGCTCTTGGCGTCAAGGATGCGGATGAATGGTATGGCGTATTCATCACGGGTGACATTTTCCATGCCCGCCCCGGCATCGCTGCCAGGGTCGTAAACGGTTACCTCCTGGCCCGCTTGCGGGGTAGGAGGTAACGGATTTTCTTGCCCACTCTTCACTTCTTCAGTCATGGTCTTCTCCTATTGCCGGCGGTTTGTAGCCGCTGCCGGCGAACGGCGTGCCCGGTGCCCCCAGGCGAGGTTCTGTATTGTCTAGGGAACCAAATTTTTAGCCACGCTTTCACTTCTTTTTTGGTGCGGTAAATGGGCTCACTTCTGGCCACACGGTAGACGCAGAATGTACAGCGATATTTTCCTCCATCAGCTCTCCACACGTTTATGGCACCATTTGTCCCCGCGCTCGTGACGCAACGGTATCGCCTTAGTTTATTCATGCAATCCGTCACGGAGACGGCCCAAGCACCCTTAATTCTCCCGCCTTTGACACCGGGCACATCGCTCATCTGAAGGAATTCGGTCACGCCCCCCTCCCCGGCACGTAGCGTGCCCGCGGCTCCCCCTCACCGTTCATTACCCGGAGGTATTTGTCGGTCTCACAGAGGATGCCGGTTATTTCGTACAGTTCAAAGTCCATGCCAGTTTCCCGACACACCACGGGCTGGAGTGACTGAATTTCAAGGAGCGCTCGCTCCTGGGTCAGGGGGGCGATAAGAGGTCTGCCCGCAAGGCGATTCAGACCTCTTATCGTCCCTGGCCCGGCCGCGCACCAGGTGTTCCGATCAGGGACCTCTGAGAGCAAGCTCGTGTGGCGCATGTCGATGATGGCCTGGTAGGCTAAGAAGTTGCCCCAGCAATCAAATGTCGTCAAAAGGTTGTGCGTGCTCCGCAGCGACGGATTGCGGGAAAAGTGGGTTTCAAACCTGGCGCGGGCCTTCCACAGGTTACCCAGCACCCATTGGGCCATCCAGCGTGGCTTCTTTTCCCCCTTGCCGGGCGATGGGATGATGTAGGCGCCCGTGAACGCCTTGCCCATGGACGCTACGTCCTCGAGCCCATCGGCCATGGCGGAGGGTGAGAAGGACGCTGAGTCCGGCCAGGCGTTGGGGTAGATGCGCTCTTCTGGGGGGCGTGTTGGGTCTCCTATAAGGAGGCCCAACGTGTGCGGCCAGTTTATCATTCTGGCCGTGCACAGCATGAACCAGAGGTGATGGTGGTCCGCGTATGGCTCGCGAATGTTCTTCGCGATCCATACGGTGACCCGGTCATCCTCGCGGCGCACGTTGCAAAAGCGATAGGTGCGAAGGATCTTATCGTCGGTCCACGGGAAAGGTTCACCGCGGTCTTTCTGAACGCGAATCAATTCGCGTTCTCTCACCCAATGCACAAGGGCGCCCAAGGGGGTTAGCATTTTGGTCCCCGGGCGTATGCCATGGTGGCCTGGTAAACCTTCAAAGCATTCGCAAGAGCCAAGGCCGTGGTGTCACATTGCACACAGCCGGTGTTCTCGTGCCCGGCAATAACCTTCTGGGCTAGCTCCGCCAGCGCCCTGCCGGCGAACGCCGTGTTGCCGCGGAAATGGGTGTGAGAGTCGTCATCGTTGGCCACGTAGATGAACCAGCCCACCCGGCCTGGCATGGCCTGTGATTCTGTGGCCGCCTCAGCAAAGCAATCGTGGTCGCACACTTCCGTCTTCATGGCTTTTGCTCCTTGGGGAGCTTTAAGTCGGCGTAGCGCATCTCGTAAATACCCAGCAAACGGTGGAGGTCATTGGGGATGGCTTCCGACGGCTCGAGCCCTTGGGCGCGAGCTTGCTCCACCATCTCACGCGCTTGCTTTTGCAGCGTCTGGTACTCGACGAAGTCCTTGCGGGTGAATGGTATCGGCTTTTTACGCTGGGCCATGTCACGCAAGAACTTGGCGGCCCAGGCTTCCTCACCGCGGCCGAATAGTATTTTGATCTCGTGCTTGATGATGGAGCCGTAGCCGGCTTTTTCAAGCGCCTTGTGGGCGGCGTCCTTATTGGCGTCGGTAATGCTGGCGGCCGTAAGCTTCTTAAGCTCTATTTTGCCCCCACCCACCAGCTGAAAGGATTCCAACCCCACGGTAGTCATCGCTAAAGGCAGTTCGGCTTCTCGAACTGCCTTTAGCGCGGCCTTCTTTGCGGCAAGCTGTTCCTCCAGCGTGGCAATGTCCGTTTCAAGCTCGACGTAGCGTTTGGCCACATCAGCCACTTGCTTTAGGTCCGCGGCATCGGGCACCGGGGCGGCTTCCACCTCCGGGTCGGGCATAAGCATTTCATCTTCGTGCTGGGCGTTGCGTAACTTGTTCATGTGGCTCTCCTGGCTCTGGGTTACTTCTTCATAGTCTCCTTAAAGGCGGCGTACGCGCCAATCTTAGGGCAACGCACAAGGAATTCTCCTGGTTTTGCTTCAATAGGTGTTGTTGACCATTCCATGAGGTCTTTCTTCTTGAGCTTACGCTTTTTAATGCTGGAGGCTTCCTCGACGATTGCATTTTCAAGCGTGGCAAGGCTCATGGCAGCACCTCCTTAATAATCTTCTTAATCAGCGTCTCGCTCATGCACACGAATTGCCGGCTGGACCGCTCCGCCTCCACCCGTACACGGCGCAAGGCGTCTTCAAGCGTGGCTATACGTGCTTCTTTGTTGCCGGCACCAGCCACCGGGGGCACAGGCTCACCGGCGAAATGTGCATCAATAGCGGTCTTAAGCCATGCTTTATGCTCCGCGTCACCGTGAACAATAGCGTCAAACAACGTGTCCCGGGCACGCTCAAGTAAGAAGATGTGGTCCAACGCCGCGGCGTCCACCGGGTCACCGGGGGATAGGTCAGCACCCGTGCTGGCATTGGCTGCAAACTGGCGGCGCTGGTCGGGGGTCACAGATACCTCCAATGGGTTGGCGGCAGAAACGTAGAATGCGTTATGGTTGTGTGTCCGCCGTCTCGTTCAATCCATTCTACGGCGTCATTTTCTCCGGGTTGGCTGGGCGCTCGAGCGCTTACATTTTCCCCGTCTTCGCCTTCGCGTTTGGTCCGCAACCAAACGCCCACGGGTGCGGTCGCCGCTGGTTGCCAATCAGAGGTCATTGGTTTTCTCTCTGCGATTGGGCTAGATCTTCCAACAGCTTTGGCCACAAACGCTCCGCCACAACATCTAATCGCTTGGCCATTACTTCATAGTCCTTGGAGCGTAACAAAGCCGCGGCCAATGCCACGTTGTGCGCATCCTCCTCGCGGTTAGGCGCCAAGGCCGCCATGGCCTGGTATACGTGCACAAAGGAACCTTCGATGGGTGCATCCTTGGTGCCGGCGTAGTAGTCATCCAAGGCGGCCTCGCCAATGCGCACCATATCATCCGTTGGCTTTGGCATGCTACGGATGTAGTCACGCAAATCATCTATGCTGCGGTCAAATGTGAGTGGCATCAGGGCGCGTCCTTGTAACCAGGCAAAAACTGCACACCCACCGTATTCACCAGCGCAGGGCGCCAGACAAAGCCACACGCCTGGCAAGCGTGATCCCGATGGGGCCTGGTGGCGAACTCCCCCTGGTCCACGTCTGATAAGGGCATGTGGCGCCAAGGGCGTCCATCCAGAATGGCAACAAGTTCACAAATCCCTAAGCCACTTCGTTCCCGGAGTCGGGCAAGGGATTGTTGGTGATTTTGCTGTGCCCATACTTCGTCATTAGGTGCGAACAGAGACCACGGTACATAGGCCACTATCGCGCTGCGTTCTAGTATGGGCATTAGTTTCTTCATACATCCTCCACCGGGGCTAGGGCCTCGTAGGATTCAGGGAATACGTCAACAACCACCGGGTCGTAGCGTTTTTGCTCGCGCTTCCACTGGAGCAAGCGCAACGGGCCGCCCGTGCGGTCAGCCGCAATGGCTGCGGCCCAGGCTATGGCACGGGGGTCACCCACCAGCAGCAAGAAATCCTCTGATGTGAAGTCGGCTAAGCCGGCGGTGAGCGCCGCAATGGAGGGACGGGGGTCGTCGGCCAGCGGGCCGCCGGGCAGCAAATAGACTAGTTCGCCGTGATCCGTGGCACGACGGAGGTTTAGATAGCGAACCCAGTTTCCGGTGGCTTCATCGAGTTTTAGTGGCTCGTTGACTACAAACACGCGGGGCATGTTGCTCAAAGTAAGCCTCCAATGCGCGACCAGGCGTCAAGCACCCGTGCGCAAAAATCAAACCATACGCAGCGCCACGTGCGCTCCACACGAAGGGCGCAGCCGTCCCGCGATATAACGCGGAGGTGTGTGTTGCCCACGGTTATGTAGTCGCCGGCCACGATCCCGGGGTCGCTGATAATGATTATCTCTATCATAGCCGCCCCTCCAGTTGCCGGGCCACAACTTCAATGCGAAGGCGCTCGAGCCCTTCCTCCAATGTGCCGTCTCCGCTCAGCACCCGTATCCCCTTCAAGTTGCCCAGGATGCGCAAAAGCAATGGTGAAGGGAGTTCAGATACGGTGCACGTGCACACGGGCGTGCCACCATCAAAGACGCGAATCTCAGTGTCTTTCATGGTTTATACTCATTTAGGTACATACGACGCCACTCGATGTCGCTCATAGCGGGGCGTGCCCGGGTGTCAGCCATTAGGTCGACGTCATCCACGGTGAACTTGGGTTCAGGGATGCACGATGAATGAAAAAAGTTTCCTGCCAGCACAAGCCCTGGATTAAGGGATGTTATTTCCTTGCGGCACAGCAAGCAATAGATGGGCGCCCAGTTCATAGCCGCTCACGCCCCGCAAGCGGGGGCCGTGTCACCCAGGCTCCCCGAAAGGTTTCAAAGGCCGGCTCATTAACCACCGGCTCTTCGGATCGATGCCCGGGGGCGTACCCCCGCCTGGCCGCGGTCACAACCATTTGCCGCCCCGTTCCCGCAAGACGAAGTCGGCGATGCTTTTGTTGGCACGCAAAGAATCAACGATGGTTTCGTCGACAGTGTCCTCGGCTACCAAGTCAATTATGCCGGTGCCGGCGAGCTTGCCCTCGGCTTCCGCGCGGTCCTCGCCCTGTAGGCGGGTGAGCAAACTGAACTGATTTGAGTAGTTTAATATCCAGCCGGCGTTATCGAGGCGTAGGCCGCGACCGCCGGATGCCGGATTACCCACCAGCAAGCCGGCGACCGTTGTCTGAAAGGAGTCCTCAGCTAGATCCTTTTCCTGGTCCGTGGATCGTCCATCATACCTGTAGGCCAGGCGATCCATTTGACTGGCCAGTTGGAGCACATTGTCCACATCCTCGTGGAAGCGGCACCACACAATACCAGGCCCAGGATTCAGCGCGAAAATCTCTCGCGCTGCATCCACGCGGGGATTGCGTTTGGGATCGATGCGGCGGAGGGGCGTCTTGGATGGGATGACACCTAAGTCATCGCATTCAAGACATCCCTCTCCTTTGCAAGCCACGTGGACTAAGCCAATCTTTTCCGGCGGCCAGTAATTACTTGCCACCTGTTGCAAGCGCATCATGCGTGTCAACGCATGGGTGGCCGAGGCATGGTAACCATCATGAAGCTCGGCTTCGTATTCGTCGCGGAGGCTATCGTAAACTTTGCGTTGCTCTGGCGATAGCTGGAATGGGTACACCTGGTACACCTTAGCCGGCGCGTCCCAGCATTCTGAACGAAGGACCCTAAACGATACCGGCGCCATGCGGGTGGCTAGGTCATCCAGGTTTTGGTACATGGGCGTGCCGTCCGGCTCTCTCATGAGAGCCGGATAAGTTTCTTCTTTGCCGGCGCGGTGCACCACCGCTGTTTCCCACTTGGCGAAGTGGGCCTTGTAACTGGCATTGGTTTGGTGCCCTAAGATACGCCAGTCAAGAAAGCGGAAGGGTCCGTAAAGGTCGAGGGGACCCCCGTTTCCAACGGGGGTTCCATCGAGTATTCTCCTCATTACCACAGCCTTGTGCTCGCCCATATGCCAGAGCACCTTGGTGGTCTTGGCGTTGGGTGTTTTAAGCAAAAGGGTGAACTCATCCGCCGCGGCAAGTACCCGCTTACGTGCCAGCAAGAACTTGAGCGCGTAGCGGCGGAATGATTCCGTTATTACAGCGCCGCCGTTTACAGCCAGCACAGCCAAGCCACGGAATTGAAGCAAAGCTTCAAGCTCTGTGGCTAGTGGCCCCACGAACCGGCGTTTCTTTTTGTCATAGGCTATGCGGCCGGCGTCCCACACCAAGCACATGCGCGGGATGCGGTCGGGTAAGTCCTGGGGTATTTCCTTGACCACCCAGTTGCGGTGCACGCGGCCGGGGTTGGCAACGACCAGGAGAGCAGTGATGCCCTCCTGGCTGTTGGCAAGGTTGCGCTCGTATTGGTAGGCGACCGTATCAAGGATGACCTTGGTCTTGCCCGTGCGTTGTTCCATCAACAGTGCGTAGTTCACCACCTCCGCGGACTTGGTAAAGGCCTCGAGTTGCTTGGCGCGCGGATTCCGTTTGGGCAGGTAGTCCGATGGTTGCATTGGGTTCTCTTAGCTCTACTGCTGGGGTGCGACCCAACACGGACAGGCTTGCACGGCACCCGGGGTGGGCGCAAGCGGCTTGGTGGGAGAGACAGGGGGTAAATGTGGTGGGTGCCGGCGGTGACCGGGAGGGTATTGGCTTATTGCCTATATTGCGTTGGGGACGAAATTCCAAAAATTATTTTAAAACCGTGTTTTGAAGGTCGCGGGGCGGATAGCAGTGTACATTAAGATGTACCCCCTATACCTTGTGTAGATTACGTGAAGTTAATCGTCCGTCCACCCTTGTACGTTTTTATTTCTGTGGAATAGGTAGGAGAAAATTAGCACAGCTATATGATTATTTTCTCTTATTAGCTCGAACTTTTGTATTTTGTTATGTATATTCAAGGATGTAGCTGCAGTTGCCAATAATTTTGCGAAAAATTAAAAATAAAAACACGAATTTCTCCCCCAACACAATATAGGTAATAAAGCCAATAGCTGTTCTAAAGGAGTGGGGTGGCGGAGGGCCAGCCGAGAGGGGCCGCCATTTCCATGCCGCCGGCCGCGGCTGGGGCCTTTACACCAGCGCCGGCAAGCTCTAGGCAGCCAGGCTTATTCGAGAGAGGGGCTCGTGACTTGCAACTGGTACGTCGCAACGGCGCATCACTCACAAGAACAGCGCGCGGCCCGCGAGCTATCAAAAAGCTGGACAACATCGCTCCCCCTGGCCCGTATGGAAGTACGGCGTGCCGACGGCCTCCTTGTGGAGGTGGTGCGCCCGTTGTTCACCGGCTACGTGTTTGTGCAGTTCGACCCCCAGACCGATCCCTGGAAGCAGGTTTGCTACACCTACGGAATCAGGGGATTGTTGGGTTATCAGACAGAGAGGGACCTCCCTACGCCCGTGCCGCTAATCGAGATGGACGCGCTGTTCGCGCGCCTGGCGGAGCACGGCGGGGTGGTCACCCTTACCGCAAGTCGGCCAAAGTACATCGAACCGGGCACCTTGCTCCGGGTCTTACTTGGCCCCTACCGCGACCGGAATGCGATAGCAGAAGCGGACCGTGGCGCGCGTATCGACGTTCTTCTTTGGTTTGCCGGCGCTCAGCGTAGGACCCGGCTTCCAAGAGATTGCGTTGAAGTTGCCGGTGAGGTGCTCCGCGAGGGCCGCCGTGCGGTAGCCACGCCAGGGCCAGCAATGCACTCCAAAAGAATAAGGGAAGGTTAATCCGGTGCCCCGGCCAGAAGGAGCCGGACGCAAAAAGGGCCAGCTCAACAAGCGGACCCTGGCCAGAATTGAAGAAGTTAGACGTTACCAGGAGCAAGGGCTAACGCCGCTCCAGGTCATGTACGAGAACATGCTCTTCTGGCATCAAGAAGCCGTGCGGCTGGGTACGCGCCTTAATGAGTTTGTCACAGACTACGAACGAAGTCTAGCCGGCGGTGGCGCCCAGCTATTAGACGTTGATGGTTTACAACGAATACGCGAGATGCTTGGGCATTTCCTTCGCGCACGCGACATGAGTGAAAAGTGTGCCACCGACGCCGCCCCATACATCCACCCCAAGCTGGCGGCCATCACAGTGGAAAAAGACGTTCAGCGCCGCATCCGCATCATAGGCGGGCTACCACCCAAGCCGTTGCCGGCACCCGACCCACCCCCTGCCCCACCGGCCACCACAGATGGATGAGGATTTCCTCGAGCTGGACGTGGGTGAGGCTTCAATACCGGGCACCGATGACGAAATTGTTGTCAAGATGCCTGTGCTGCATCCGGACCAGGTGCGGGCCTACGAAATGCCTGGGCGCTTTAAGGCTATCCGGTGTGGCCGGCGCTGGGGCAAGACGGACTTGGCCAAGGTTATTTCGTGCGACGCCATTATCAAGGCCAAGAGCGTTGGCTGGTTTGCGCCTGACTACAAGATATCCAGCGAAGCGTACAACGACATCGTTGACATCTTGGACCCGGTTAAGAAGACCTCATCCAAGATTGAGGGGCTTATACGCACCACCACGGGTGGGCGCATGGACTTCTGGACGCTGGACAACGAGCGCGCGGGCCGTTCGCGCAAGTACCACCTGGTGGTCATTGATGAAGGGGCGTTCACCAAGCCCAACATGATTAACATCTGGGAGCAGAGCATACTCCCCACGTTGCTGGATTATGGGGGCGAGGCGCTGGTGCCCAGCAACCCCAAGGGTGTGGACCCGGAAAATTTCTTCTGGAAGATCTGCAATCAGCCGGAGCTTGGGTTTAAAGAATTTCACGCCCCCACGATGAACAATCCTTACATCCCGGCCAGGTTGCCGGGCGAGGATGATATAACATACGCATTGCGCCGGATCGCGGTGTTTGATCAGCTTAAGGCCGACAATCATCCATTGGTCTACCGCCAGGAGTACCTGGCTGAGTTCGTGGACTGGACCGGGGTGGCGTTCTTTGACTTGCCCAAGTTGTTGGACAATGGCCAGCCTTGTGTGCCGCCTTTACCCATTGACAGTGTGTTTGCCATCATTGACACGGCCGTTAAGGCCAAGACTGAAAATGATGGCACGGGCTGCATCTACTTTGGCTACAACAAGCAATCAGCTCGTAAGTTGCACATACTGGACTACGAGCTGTTCCAGCTTGAGGGCGCTTCGCTCGAGCTTTGGCTCCCTACGGTATTTCAGAACCTTGAGGGATTTGCCAGGCAATACCGGGCGCGCATGGGGAGCCTGGGTGCGTTCATTGAAGACAAATCCAGCGGCTCGGTGCTCATTCAACAGGCTTACAACAAGGGCTGGCCGGCGCAAGCCATAGACTCAAAGCTCACCGCCATGGGCAAGGATGAGCGGGGGCTCAACGCCTCTGGTGCCCATTACCGCGGTGAGGTGGGCCTAACCCGGCAAGCCTATGACAAGGTCTCAACCTACAAGGGCGCCACGCGCAATCACTTGATTGCCCAGGTCACGGGCTTTAGGTTGGGTGATAAGGACGCGGCCCGGCGCGCGGATGACTTGCTGGACTGTTATTGCTACGGCATTGCCATAGCATTGGGTGACTCGGAGGGCGTGTAGCTTGGCTCAAATTACCATCAACGGCTCCACGGTCGGCACGCAACTGCAGGCCATCCTTGGCGCGGACGATATTGAAGCCGGTAGCGACCCCAGTTATCAGCTGTGCAAGCTCATCTACCTTTACCACCCACTGGGGGCCAAGATGGCCGAGAGCCCAGTTAAGAAAGCCCAGAGCCAGGGGCGTATCATTAGCGTGCCCAACAGCCCGGGGGACCGTGTGGTGCGGGCCTTTAAGGACGAGTGGAAGAAGCTGGGTGCTGAAAAGCACATCTTCAACCTGGGCCGGCTGGCCCGCATCTACGGCATAGCCTCCGTGGCGCTGTTGGTGGATGGGGTCAAGACTGAGGTGCCGGTGGACTACAGCAAGCTCGCCGATAAGACCATTTCGTTCAACGTGTACGACCCGCTTAACACCGCCGGGTCATTGGTGCTCAACCAGAACACCAACGACATGGACTTCATGAAGGTGCGCAACATTAGCGTGGGCGGTAAGTCCTACCACCGCTCCCGTGCGTGCGTGCTCCTAAACGAAGAGCCCATCTACATTGCCTATACCGCCAGCGCCTTTGGCTTTGTGGGCCGGAGCGTGTACCAGCGGGCGCTGTTCCCGCTTAAGACGTTCCTCCAGACCATGCTCACGGACGATCTTATCACGGTCAAGCTGGGCGTGCTGGTGGCCAAGATTAAGCAACCGGGCTCGGTCGTGGATAACCTCATGAGCAAGCTGTTCGCGCTTAAGCGCCAGCTGCTCAAGGACGCCGCCACAGGCAACGTGCTTTCGGTTGGGCCGGGCGAGGACATCGAGTCGCTCAACTTCCAGAACGCCGAAGGTCCGTACAAGGTGGTGCGGACCAACGTGCTTAAGAACATTGCCACGAGCGCGGACATGCCGGCCGTGATGTTGGAGAATGAAACCCTCACCGAGGGCTTTGGCGAAGGCAAAGAGGACGCCAAGATCATCGTCAACTACATCGATGGCGTGCGCGAGTGGCTCCAGCCGGGCTACGACTTCTTCACCCCCATCGTGCAGCACCGTGCCTGGAACAAGGCGTTCCATGAAACACTCAAGAACGACTTCCCGGACCTACCCGACTACGACACGTGCTTCTACGATTGGGTGAACAGCTACACGGCGGCATGGCCCAACATGCTGACCGAGCCCGAGAGCGAAAAGGTCAAGGTCGATGAAATACGGCTCGAGGCCATTGTGGCGCTGGTGGAGGCGCTAATTCCACAGCTCGACCAAGGGAACAAGGCGACTCTTATCCAATGGGCGGCCGACAACTTCAACGAGCTTGAATTGCTGTTTAGCGACCCGCTCGAGCTAGATTATGAGGCCATTGCCACCTTCGAGCCCATCATGCCCGGCGCGGGCGGGTTTGGGGAGGAGCAAGAAGAGCCGCGGCCAAAGACGAGCTTCGGCGATAGTGGTGGCGTGCGGCGCATAGCCGATGTGCTGCGCCAGCGGCGCCTAACCCGGGTGGTGGCATGAACGCGGTTATCGCACGGCACCTGAACACAGGGAGCACAGCCTGGCGCAACATGAATGGCGCCTTGATGGAGTTTCAGGGTGCGCTGGAACGAAGGGACTTTGAGGCCGCATCCAAGGCCCAGCTCATCGCATCCGCAAACTTTGAGAGCTACATGGACTCCATGCTGGCGGCAACCAAGGAAATTGCTGCCACGGAGCATAAGCCGTGACCGCGTATCTCATCATAACGCTGGCGTTCCTGGGTGGCGTGCTGGTAGGTTCCGGCGCCATGCCGCGGGAGCGGCCCCCGCGGCGACGCCTTGAAATGCTATCGGGCGTACCCCCTGTACACGGTCCAAGACGACCATTCTGAGAGAACGCAAATGTCATCCAACCCCCACCCGCCCATCTTGGGCAATGCGGTCATCTTTGTGGATTCTTTTGGCAAGGAACGTCACGCTCTGGTGACACACGTGGGGCAGCAAACGCCGGACACGTGGGTCAACCTTCTTTGTATCGATGTTGCCGGTGCGGTGGAGAGTTACTCATCGGTGCCCCATTACAGCACGGGCGAACGGGATAAATTCTTCTGGAAATGATGCGCAACCAATTCACCCGGTGCGTGGGGGGTTGGCCTGGCAAGGGCCAGTGGGCGCCACGCTTTAAGGAAGGTAAGACCACGGCCGTTGTGGGCTGCCCCGATTGCGGGGTTAGGGGGACTCTCGAGGAACATACCATCGATGTGAATGGCAATGTCACCCCCAGCGTTATGTGCACGGATGGGTGCACCTATCATGAAAGCGGTGTGGTGCTGATGGGCTGGCGCAACGATGCCGCCTTTAAACCCATCAACCGCATGGCCAACTGATGGACACTTTCTTCGACATCGTAAACGAGGCGGTCGAGGATCTGGCCACCCACGGGTACGACAGCGTTGAGCGCGTGGCCGCCTGGGAGCGCAAGATACGGGATGCCGCGGCGACTCAAATGAAGCCCGAGCATGTCATGGAGCAAATGCTCCGTGATGCCATGACGGCCGTTTACCGGCGCATGGTGGAGAAGGGTCAGATCGTTCGTTACCACCCCGATGTCGCGCGGTACACCATTGATAAGGTCAGGCATCAGCTCCGTGCTGAGCTTGACCGCCGCATCTTGGCCTCGGCCAATCTTATAAAGCTCAACCGCCAGGAAGCCATCAACAAGACGCTCCAGCGTTTTAGCGGGTGGAGCACCAGCATCCCCCGAGGCGGGGTGAGTGGTGAATCAGGTGCCAAGGCCCGCAAGGACATCAAGAAGTCGCTACGGAGCTTGCCCTTTGTTGAACGTCGGGTGCTCATTGATCAGGGGCACAAGCTCACAGCATCGTTGAACAACATTGTGGCCGTGGATGGCGGGGCCATAGCCCTTATGTGGCGGAGCAACTGGCGCCAGGCCGGCTACAACTATCGTGAAGATCACAAGGAACGCGATGGCCAGGTGTACCTCATTCGTGACAACTGGGCGCAACAGAAGGGCTTTGTTAAGGCTGGCCCGGACGGCTATTACGATCAGATAACGGCCGTGGCTGAGGAACCCTATTGCCGGTGCTACGCGGTGTACATTTACGCGCTGGGCAAGATGCCGCGCGCCATGTTGACTAAGAAGGGCGAGGCTGTGCTGACCGATGCGCGCAGGGAGATGGCGGCATGAGCAACGTTAAGAAGTTCACCGCCGGACTCAAGGCGGGTTACGTGGTGCAAAGCTACCCGTTGCTGCGCAACCTGGAGGTGGAACTGAACGCCGGCAAGCCAAAGGATAAGCAGCGCCAGCTTGTGCCGCGCTACCAAATTGATAAATATCCGCAAAAGGAGCCGCGTCCATGACGCCCTACCCAAACGCCGGTCGGAACGTCCCTCCAGTAACGCCCTTCCCGACGTCCATAGCCAACGGCGCCACATACGACAGCGGTATCATTCAGTCACAGGGGGCCAACATCTCGGTGTGGCTTCAATTAACCCAGAATGTGACGCTGCACATCATCCAGTACGCCGACCCCGCCGGCAACTTTGTGGTCCAGGACACCAACGAAGGCACCATCACGGCCAACACGGTGACCAACAAGGTCATCAACGATGGCAAGCTGTTCACGTATTTCAAGATAACCATCGCCAACGCCTCGGGCTCGCCGGCCGTCGTTACCCACGCAGCCATCCTCCAATAGGGGCCGCCAACATGCCGCTCACCGCCAAGGGTGAAGAAATAAAGGCGTCAATGAAAAAGGAATATGGCGCCGAGAAGGGTGAGGAGGTGTTCTATGCCTCCAAGAACGCCGGCACCATCTCCGGTGTGGACGCCGACCTCCCCCCGGACGCCACCAAGGCCAGGGACAAGGCGCTGGAGTGCGAGCGCATGGCCAACCGCGCCAAGAGCCGGGCCAAGCGCGTGGCGTTCCAAGAGGCAGCCGACTTTTGGGAGTCTGCCGCGGCCAACTACGCCACTAGTCAAAAGGCCAAGGCCGTGGTCCAGGAAATTCGTGCCGAGCGTGCCGAATCCGCGGCCATGCAAATGAAGGACGACTTAACCATTGATGATGCGTGCGCCATTATGGATGAAATCACCGAGGCCGAGCACAGGCGCATAACCAAGCGCGTTGGCTTGCCGGCCTTGGATGAGGCGTGTGCCAAGATGGATGCCTTGCGGGCGGATGCAAAGGGCGACTGGGAAGTTGAGTATCGCGAGAACAACCGTGCCAAGGTGGCCCAATTTGAAAATAGGCAGCGCGCGTTGGATTTTTTCAACTCATGCAAGAGTGATCCATCATGCTCGGATATTGCTCTGTTTAGCCCTCGAACCGGGCTGGTTTTACGATCAGATGCTGTCTCCGGCACATGGGAAGTGGAGTATCGAGAAGGCAACAAAGCCAAGGTATCCCGATTCGAAAATCGACAGCGCGCGGAGGCTTTCTTTAACACGTGCAAGGGTGATGAGTCGTGCTCGGACATCATCTTGTACAGCCCGTCGGACCGGGAGGTCATGCGGGCGGATGTTATTGACGCTGGGGAATACACGTACGAAGCCTGGCGCGTGGCCAATGGCTGGGCTGTGCGTCGTAAACCAGACAACGAGCAAATGGTTGTTGAAGGTGCAAGTAGCGAACGGGATGCCATCACCAAAGCCAAAGCCAAGTGGGGCAAATGATCCGCGCCGCCGGCATACTCTTCCTCGCCCCCAAGAACCAGGCGCTCTACCTAAAGCGCGGGCCGGGTAGCGACTACCCCGGCTACTGGTGCTTCCCGGGTGGGCGCCAGGAAGGCGACGAGACCATCATCGAGTGCGCCATCCGCGAAGCCGAAGAAGAGACCGGCGTCAAGGTGCCAGGCACGCCCACCCCCTGGACCCGCCAGGTGGCGCCTTATGGCGGTGCCACCCTTCAGACATTGCCGGGCGAGCCCGCTGCGGGCGAGGAAGTTGACTACACCACCTTCGTGGTCCAGGTGCCCCAGCCGTTTGTGCCGGTGCCGGACGCCGAGCATGTGGGCTACGCCTGGGCGCCGGCTGACCAGGCCCCCCAGCCGCTGCATCCTGGGTGCGCCGTGGCTTTGGACCGCTTTGGCATGGACGAACTGGGCGTGGCCCGTGCCATAGCTGATGGCCGGCTTGCCAGCCCCCAGCGATACGAAAATGTGACGCTGTTCGCTCTCCGCATCACCGGCACGGGTGCCGCCTACCGTACGAAGTGGAAAGAGTACGTTTGGCGCGATCCCTCGCTCTACATGAACGATGAGTTCTTGGCCAGGTGTAATGGCCTCCCCGTCATCATGATGCACCCGGAAAAAAAGCCCACCATCGATAGCGATGAGTTCGCGGACCGCATCGTGGGTATGATCTTGCTCCCGTACCTGAAGCCCGAGGCTAATGAGGTGTGGGGCATAGCCAAGATTTACGATGATGCGGCCATCAAGATGATGACCGATGGGCAAATGAGCACGTCGCCGGCCGTGGTGTTCCGCGACCCCGATGTCAACGTTAAAGTGGAATTGGAGAGCGGTGAAAAGCTGCTCATCGAAGGTAAACCGAGCTTGTTGGATCACCTCGCCATCTGCGAGCACGGTGTTTGGGATAAAGGCGGCGAGCCCACAGGGGTCTTGAACTCAGGAAAGGACCAGACTGACATGACTGAAGAGGAAAAGAGGGCCGCTGAAGCCAAGGCCCGCAAAGATGCCGAAGATGCCCGTGCACGGGCGGACGCGGAGTCCGGCCAAAAGCTCGACAAGCTCTTGACCGGTCTGGATTCAATCGCCGAGCGTATGACCAAGCAGGACGCGGAAATCGCGGAGCTGAAGAAGTCTCGCGATGACGACGCCAAGAAGCGCAAGGACGATGATGACGCCCGCAAGCGCAAGGACGATGATGACGCCGCCCGGGCCAAGAAGGACGACGATGAGTCGGTGGCCAAGTACTCCGAGCGCAAGGACGATGACGACGACGACACCTTCAAAAAGCGCCACGACGCCGAGGAAGAGAGCGAAGCCAAGGAGCGCATGGCCAAGGGCGAGGCCAAGGAGGTTGCCGCCGATAAGGCCAAGAAGCACCGCAAGGACGCCGACGAGAAGGAAGCAAAGGCGTACGCCGACCGCAAGGCCCGCAAGGACTCCCAGGTCACCCGCGCCGACATCGACGAAATCAAGCGCCGCCTCCCCCGCCAGGTAAGCGAGGAGGAACGGCGTGCGTTGGCCCTGGCCCAGGCCGGCGCCGACCGCGTCTTTCAGGCGTTCGGGGATTCAGCCTCCCGGCCCCAGGATGGGGAGTCGCTCAACCAGTACCGGCGCCGGCTGGCCACCCAGCTCAAGGTGCATTCGTCCACGTGGAAGGATGTTGACATCGCTTCCATTGCGGATGATGCCGCCTTTGGCCCCATCGAGCGTCAAATCTATGCCGATGCTCAGTCCGCGGCCTCCATGCCGGCCGATCTCAAAGAAGGTGAGATCCGTTACATCACGCGCACGGACCACCAGACGGGCGTGCGCATGACGACGGCGCATGGCCGCAACAGCTTCGTCCGCCAGTTTAAGCGGGCGCCCCGTGGACGCGTGACTCGCTTCCTCATTAAGGGCAGGCAATCGGCATAGCACCGCCACCTGGTCGTACAACCCTTCTAAACAAGGAGACACATTCCAATGAATGCCAATGTGACCATCAACCCCTTCCTCACCACCAATGGGGCGGGGTCTTTCAACGTCCAGACGCGTGGCTACATCCAGGGCCAGGCCATGGACGATCCTTCCGCGCGCTACCGGCTTGCCGGCGGTGTGCTGGCAGCGGCCGAGACCAAGCCCATGTGGGGTGGGGTGGGTATTAGCGAGACCACCAGCCCGGTCACGGGCGGTCCTGCCGGCGGGGAAACGGGTGGCAACATCTCCCGTGCCACGACGCTTACGGCCGGAGCCGGCGGCTTGACTGGCTTCAGCGTGTTCGATCAGGCTCATGCCATGATCAATACGCCCCAGTCACCCGTGCCGTTGGCGGCGTCCGGTGGCCAGGTCAACTTCTACCGGCTGGGCTCCCAGGCCAGGCTCGCGGTGGCAATGGACCAAGCCCTTGTGAGCCAGGAGGGTTCGGTCATCAACTTGCCGAGCAGCTTCTCGTGGGACTTCGTCAATCAGCGCCTCATCCCGTTCCTGGGGACGCTTACCATCTCCTCGGGCACGTACGTGAGCGGCACGGGCTTGGTCACGTTGACCATGTCGGCGCCGGTTACGTTCAACGCGGGCGATGCCATCATCGTAAGCGGCCTTACGGGCACGGGCGCGTTCGCCAGCTTGAACGGCACGTTCACCGCTCTCTCCGCGACGGGGACCACGGTGACCTACAATGCCGGCTCCGGTTTCGGTGCGGCAACGATTACCGGCGGGTCGCTCACGCTGGGATCGGGCGCCTCTTCCGATCTGGCAACGAAGGGCGTCAAGGTGCTCAACATCAACATCGGCAACAGCATGACCGTCGTCTTCGATCCGGTGACGGGTTTTGCGACGTGGAACCGCACCGGCTCCGCGGCGCTCATTCAACTCGGCTAGGACGCCGGCAACCCAAAAGGTCCGGGCGCATCCCGACCTCTAAAGTTAAGGAGACAACACCATGGGCAATCTCGCGCCCGCCTTTGTTCTGCTTCATCCGTCATACATGATGCCCGAGATCTTGCTGCCCTACAGCCAAGCCTCGGGTGCGTTCGACTTGCTGGGTGGCGGGGAACCCCTCGTCCGCCTTGGCGAAGATGATCTCGCCGCCTACATCCGCCGTGCGGATGTGCGCACCAAGGTTGCGGCTGGACAGTCCAGCTACAACGAACTGCCTTCTTGTGGCATCGCCATGTCCATGCTCAGCACACCCAGCTACCTCATCCGGGTGCGCGCGGAGTACGATCACCACGACACCAACGCGATGAGCCGGTGGGGCGTGAGCATCGTGGAGGCACAGCGCCTCGCCATGCAGCAAGCGCACTACCAGTTCCTCCGGGATCTCGTGCTGTACGGGATGAACCCGGCGAACGGCGAGGGTATCGTCAACACCAACGGGGCAACGTCGATAAACTTGCCCCCTGACTCCAACGGCAATAGCACCGTAGTCACGTACGACAACGGTGAGATGGCGTTCTTCTTGCTCAGCCGGTTGCTCGCCATCAAGACGCGCACCAACCAGCTTGGCATCGGGCGCAAGTTCACCATCCTGGGGCCGCAGCGGGTGCTGGGCACGTTCGAATACAACGTGGTCCAGCTCGTGCAGTTCCAGCGCCAGGGGGCGGGCACGACGAGCACGGCCGGTGTTACCAAGGATGTCGCCGAGATCAACGAGGATGACATCTTGTGGTGCTACGACGATACCCTCATTGGCGCGGGTGCCGGCGGCAATGACCTTGTCATCATCGACATGCCCGAGGTGGAGAAGCCTACGGGCGGCAAGATCAATACCAACAAGTTTGCTGAACTGTCGCCGGGGCTCGAGGCCTGTACGCTCCAGCTCTGTGACATGGTGGCGCCGCGGGAAATACCCACACCCATTGCCGGCGGGGCCATCGACATCCTTTCGGAACTTCGTTCCACCTCCGGGTGGGGCATCCGTCCCGAGGCTATCGATCTGGTGACGATGCAATACAGCTAAACGTGACTGGGGACAGAACGTGCTGGTCCCTTCCAATTCATGCGGCCACTCCTGGACGATTGATTTGGAGAATTCAGTAGCGTGACTTTGGCAGTGGGAGAGAAACTGCCGTAGCCTTAAACCCAGGAGCAACCAATATGAAACTCTACATCGCCAACCTTACCAGGCAAAACGTCGAGTTTGCCTATCGCCTCCCTGAAAGCACGGGTGTTCGCACCCAGCACATCCCCATTGGCGCCCAGATCCGCATCTCCGGTGAGCTGTCGAACGCGGACGTCGATTCCATTATCGAGCAGCACCGTAAGTACGGCATGATCCCGGCGGAGGAAATCAAGAATAAGAAGGGGTTCGCCGGGCTGGCATACTCCGTGGATAAGTCGGTTGCCGCGGCTGGCATTGAGATGGCGCTGCACAGCAACACCACGGTCTTGCTGGACCGGGGTAAGGCCAACCGGGAGCGCGTTGCGGTGGCGGCCAACAACATGCTGGAGCGCAGCCTCACGGAGAGCGGTATCCCGGGCAACCTTGACCACACGGACGTGACGATCGTCGAGGATGACCGTAAGAATCCGACCGGGGAGGAAGGTGCGCCGGTTGCTGAAGCCTTGCGGGTCACGCGCGATGAGAGTGAGCCGCCACGTGGGCGCCGCAAGGGTGGCCGCAAGTTCGCGGCTTAGAACATGCCTGACTATACGCCAACAGTGGCGGGGTTTCTTATCTACATCCGGCAGACCATGGGCATTAAAGCCAAGGATCTGCCGGATGGTGCGCCGGTCATTACAATGGCGTTTACCATTGCCATTGAACTGGTCAACCTTGCCATCCAGCAAGCATCGCCGCTCATGTACCAGCAGGCGGTGTATGGTCTGGCGGGGGACAATTTGGTCACCTATGCGCCGGACCAGAACGGTTGCACGTTCTTTGAGGACCTGCGCAAGAGCTTGAAGATACTCCAGTTCACAGCCGGCGTGGTGTCCTCGTCATCGGATGAAAGTACAAGCCAGCTCGAGGTCATCGAGGCCGCCAAGAACTTCACCCTTGGCAACTTGCAAAACCTCAAGACGCCGTGGGGCCGGCAATACCTGTCCATTGCGCAGAGCTACGGACCCACGATCTGGGGGCTAAATTGATCCTGCACCTTGGCGTCATAGACATCCCGTATTCGCACACGCCTCCATCAAAGAAGCGTGTTAGGAAGAGTGCTACGGTTACGACCGGGGACGTGGCCGGCTTTCTTGAAAACAAGTATCACGTGATGCGCAACTTCTTTGAAGTCAAGAAGGAACTTATTGCCAAGGATCTGGAAAACGGTCTTAAGGATTCTTTGGAGGCGCTCCTTACAGGCGCACCTCCCCCCACCAATGCCTTTGCATCTGGCGCCTCGCGAATTGAAGATCGCTTCAAGCAGTTTCTGTCGCGGTCCGAAATTGAGCGCATAGGCTATCCCGGTGTGCCCACCCAGGCGGCGTTGGCCGGCATCAGCTCGCGCTTCAAGAAGCGCCGTAGCGGCCGGCGGCCCAGCTTCATCGACACTGGCCTGTACCAAAGCAGCTTCAAGGCATGGGTCGACTAGGGTGGCCCGCAACGCCGTAGCCTTCGAGGTGCCCAGTGGCATTGACCCGCGCGCCAAGGAAGCTGGCGCGTACTGGTTCATGTACAAGCTGGACACATCTCAGAAACCGTGGGTCCAGACCACTGACAGACTCGGCATAGGGCACGCCTGCCCGTGCGGCTGCGGGATGCAAGGGTGCATCTGGTTCCGTGATGGAAGCATGAACGGCTCTGGTAGAAATCCGGATCACGAATGGGACGTGACGGGAGAGTGGCCAAAGGTCACGCTTGCACCTTCGATAGGCTTTGGCCGGCTTAAGGCTGGAGGTTACCACTGGCACGGGTTTCTTGAAGATGGCGTCTTCGTGGAGAGATAAGTGGTCAGCGTAGACGAAACAGTCGCCCAGCAAAATACCCCGCTCAACGCCGCCCTAGCGGCGGGGCTGGAGATGATCTCTTACGATGGCGAGGTCGAGTTTTTTCGTTATGTGCGCCTTGTTATGCCAGTGGATGGGACCGTGTTTTGGGTGCGGGCAGACTTAATAAACCCCTCCCAGGTGCCCAAGGCCAAGGAGGGTAAGCTCTCACTTACCGCTCAGGGATCGTTCCACTACGCAACTGACTTAAGCCAGGAAGAGGCCGAGTCGTTCGCCACGAACCGGGTGGTGTTTACAAGCATCACCGAGGTCGTGGACCTAAACATCGTGGACCCCGCCGTCATGTACATAGGCGAGCACGAGGGCATTAGGTTCGCCTTTGGATCGCGGGGTAGCTTCTACCGCCAGGCGGACATCTTCCACTACGTTGGGCACGCCGTTTATTCCGTGGTGGCGACCCAGATCATCGACGACCCGACTCAAATTGACACCGACAATGTCGTGGTGTCAAATTCGTTGCCCATCTGGTTGTCCATGAACAACTACGTGAAGCCCGACTACGAGGATTTTGCCGGGCCGGTCTTCACCCTTTATCCATCGTTCCTGGCACCCCAGAACCAGGTGCCACCGTATGGCACAGTGCACGTGGAGCCAGGGGGCACCATGGCGCTGGCCGCGGCGCCCAACCTGGACGCAAAGCTCAGCCACTCCCAGCTTATGCGTGACATGGTCCGGGTGACGCTATATGGCGTCCGAAATTCGGATGCCATGGAGTTTGTGGACTTCGTGAACCAGTTTTCCGTTAACACGGACCTGCTGGGCGTTATGAACATGCCGGCCATGCGCGATGATAAGCGTACCCAGGTGGAGTTCAACACGCTCGCCCAGCGCAAAAGCATCGACTACGAGGTCAGTTACTACCAGACGGATGCACGCAACGCAGCGCGCCAGCTTATAAAGACAATCATCGTCAACTACTTCTTGGGTTCCGCACCCCCGGTTATCACCTCCAACGGTGGCGGCCCCACGGCCACAATAGCCATCACGGCGCCGGAGACTCAGGTAACGGTTGTGGTGGTGTCCAGTATGGCCGGCATCACATTCGCGCTCTCAGGGGTTAACGCGGAATGGTTCCGCATCACTACTTTGGGTGTGCTCGTATTCAACACTCCCCCGGTGCCTGGCACGTACGTTGTCGCGGTTAGGGCGGGCAACCTTTACGGCCAGGTAACACAAACAATCACCGTCGTTGTTTCTTAACCAAGGAGAAGCCTCCATGCCTCAGAACGCCATAGCCTTAAATTTCTCCGCCACGACCGCACGCCGGTCAGGTTCAATCAAACCCATCACAGCCGCATCGCGGACGATGGCCCTTGCCGATGTGGGCAAGTGGCTGGAATTCAATAGCGGCTCCGGCCAGGCCGCCATCTTGCCGGCCGACAACGTCGTTAGTTTCCCCATCTCAACCGTGCTCACCGGGCGCCAGGCCGGCGTCGGTACGGTCACGTTTTCCGCGGGCGCGGGCGCAACCGTTCAAAGCGCCGGGGGCAAGCTCGCTACCGCGGCGCAGTACGCGGTGTGGTCGGCCGTCAAGGTTGCGGCGAACACGTGGTCGCTGTTCGGTAACCTGGCATGATGATTCCAGGGGTCGTGGCTTCAAGCCATGGCGCCGAGGTCCCGCCGACGATAACGTCGAACGGCGGTGGACCGACGGCGACAATTCCGGTGACGGCTCCCGCGACAGCCGTCACCACGGTCGTTGCAACCGGGACGACAGTGATATCCTATTCAATCGTTGGCGGGGCCAATGCGGCTCTGTTCCAGATTGATTCGGTAACGGGAGTCCTATCGTTCAAAGTTGCATCGATTGCCGGCAGCTATGCGGTGACCGTCAGAGCGGCGAACGCATTTGGGCTTGATGATCAGGCGATCACCGTCAACGTTACGTGATAGTCTAAGAAAGGCAGACTTCAAATGAACCCCATAGTCGCCGTAAATGTGACCCAGACGGTCGCGCCCACACCCAACACGCTCCAGAAGCGCGGGGCGTTTATTAGTCAGGGTGGCAGCATTCTGTCGGCCGGCACGTTTTCCTTCCTGACACAACCGTCTGACCTTACCCCCCTGCTCCCCGCGGCGCACGCTATCACAACCCTCGCTTGGGCCAGTGGTGTGGTGACGGCCACCGTGGCCGCGCACGGCATGACCACGGGGGATCAATTCCTCACCACCATAGTCGGGGCTGTGCCAGCGGGTTACAACGGCACGTACATGGCCACGGTGGCCTCCGGCACGACCTTCACCTACTTGCTTACGCTCAACCCTGGGGCGGAGACCGTGCCCGGTACCTACACGCAGCGTAATGTGGCTGAACTGGTGGCCATGAATAACGACTTTTTTGCCCAGGGGGCCAACCAGGGTGTGTACGTTCTTGAGCTGGGTGCGGGTGAGCCGGCGGCCGGTGTGGCGGCGCTCTCCACATTTATTACTGCGGTGCCGAACCAATTCTACAGCTACCTTATACCGCGGAGCTGGGATGGTGTGGCGTCGTTCCTGGCGCTCATAGCGCAGTTTGAGAGTCTTACGGCTAAGACTTATTTCTGGGTCACAACCAACCTCACCAATTATCCGTTGTACACGGATTTGTTTAAGGATGTGATCACGCTCATCGAAAATCCGCAGTACGGGGCTTACCCGGCCAACGCGCTGACGGCCATATCGTGGTCCGGGGGTGTGGTGACTGGCACCACGACGACGCCTCACCTGGTTCAGGTTGGACAGTTCTTCACCATCCTGGGGGTCACGCCAACGGGCTACAACGGCACCTGGCAAGCTCTGCCAGGCACGACAGGCTCGACGTTGGTTTACAGCTTGGCCACCAACCCAGGCGTTGAGACGGTGCTCGGTACGCTTGTGGCCAGCACATACGCGGCGGCTGGCATTCCAACATCAGAGTTCAGCTTGGCGGCTCCGTTCCGGGTGGCGCTTAATTATGATCCTGGGCCGGCGACGAGGGTCACACCGTTCGCGTTCTCCTATTTGTTCGATGTTACGCCCTTCACGTTGCTGGGGCAGGGGTCACTTCTATCGTTGCTGGAAACGGCCAACGTGAACGTGGTGGGTACCGGGGCGGAAGGTGGCATATCCAACGCCGTGCTGTTCTGGGGTACCACGGAGGATGGCAACGATTTTACGTTCTGGTACTCCGTTGACTGGGTGCAAATCAACGCGGATCTGAATATTTCCAATGCCGTCATCAACGGCAGCAACAACCCGCAGAACCCGCTTTACTACAACCAGGACGGCATCAACCGGCTCCAGGCGGTGGCTGTTAGCACAATGGCATCGGGTATCACCGCCGGCCTTGTGCTGGGAAACATTGTGGTGACTGACTTGGATCAGCAGACGTTCGTCAATAACGTCAACTCCGGCTTGTACACCGGCAAAACGGTTATCAATGCGGTGCCGTTCATCCCGTACGCCAAGGCCAACCCAGGCGACTTTAAGATAGGCAAGTACGCTGGCCTATCGGTTGCCTATGTGCCCAACCGTGGATTCAAGCACATTATCTTCAACATCAACGTGAGCAACTTCATCGCCCCGTAGAGGAGAGCTTTAGATGCCGAATCCCCTAATCGACCAGGGTACGCTCAACCGGCTTATCGCCAGCGTGGTCATACCCAACTTCCCGGAGCTGAACGTTACCGTGGGCTTTCTTGGGAAGGAGGCCATCCGTGCGGCGCTGGCCGGCGATGCGACGGACTTTATTGATACGCAGACGGGAGGTGTTCCCTCACCCAACCCGTACATGCGGGTGTCTGTGTCCATACACCTTCTCAAAACCCAGTTTTTATCGGGCCTCTACAAGGCTCAGATGGAATCGGACTCCCGTATTGGCCCCATCACGGTGCGCCCGGACACCAGGGCCTTCCCGGTGTACAACTTTGTCAACTGTTCCATCCAGGGGGTGGACGAGGTCAACATGGATGGCTCAGATCCCGGCTACCGCGTGCGCATTGGCGGCTATTACGAAATCAACAACGACCTCTGGGACCAGTAAGTCTTAAGGGGTCCGGCCCACCAGGAGGGGACGGATGAAAATCAATAGGAAGCTCAATTTGGTTATACCCGTGGAGACAGAGACCGCGGGCATTGTGCACGTTCACTCCATGCCCATAGGACGGGAGGTGTTTGAACGCTTCTACAAGGTTATTGCGTGCACCCTTACGGCCATATTCGAAGATGGCGTTGGGCGCATATCGGGTCCCCGGGTGGCCGCGCTCATGCTTCGGCAAGAAACAGAGCGGTTGGCGCCCCCAACGGATGAGGCTCGTGCCGCGGCCTGGGAGGCCGTGCAAACCGGGCTGTTCGGTGAGATACATCGCCTGACGAGTATCCTTATGCCCGGCTCCACCAAGGGGTGGGAACTGGTGCCTTATGATGAGGCCGTCAAGCGCGGGGTCATCTCGGCGGACGATGCGGCGGAGGTGGACAACGCCCTCGCTTTTTTTACTGTAGTCTCCTCGATGATGAGGGGGAAGGACCTCGACGCATCGTTGGAGGGGTCGAAGCTATGGGGTGGGTCCACAACGTCGTTAAACTCTACGGCGTACGCGAACTCTTTGACGACATCGACCGAGGACGCGAATTCTGGAGAGAAGAACCAAACCTCGCCGCCACTGCGCTCGACTGGGTAACCGGCGTGGGCTTTTCCCAGTTCTTTGATCAGTATGACCTTCGGTACTCGGATGTTCTTGAGTACCGGCAGCGTCACCTGTTGCAGGCACTCCTTGTGAGGTTCCGGCCGTGACAGTAAAAAGCACAATCGACATCGACATCAACGATGCGGCTTTTACCCGCTTCCACGCGCTTTGGACCAAATACCAAACGGCGCTGGGCAAGATGCCGGCCGACTGGGCTAAGGTGAACAAGGCCGTGGCCACCCAGCGCACGGGCTTCGAGTCCATAGTTGCGGCCATGCTGGCGCAAGCCGAGCTTTCCAAGAAGCGGGAAAAAAGCGAGAACAAGGAAGCCGACTCCCTCTCCAAGTTTGAGAAGTCATGGCGGCGCATTTCCGAGTGGTCCAAAAACACAGCACGGAGCGCCGCGGACATAACGCGAAACCTCCTCCGCTGGACGGCCCTTGGTAGCATAGCCACCGGCTTGGTTGGCGCGGGGAGCTTGTTCGGCCTGGACCGCCTGGCGGGTGCCGTGGGCGCCGGCAGGCGCTCCGCGCTGGGCCTGGGTGTGGGTTACGGTGCCCAGCAAGCGTTCGGTGTCAACTTTGGACGCTTCGTGGACCCCAACAGCTTTCTAAGCTCGGTGGCGGAAGCCTTATCGGACCAGAGCAAGCGCGCGTTCCTGGGTGGCATAGGGCTCACTGGCGCCGAACAACAGGGGGATACTGCCCAGGTATCGGTCCGCGCCCTTCAGCGCCTTAAGTCACTTGCCGACCGCACACCGGCCGACCAGCTAGCCCAGGTGATGCAGGCGACGGGTGCCGGGCAGTTCCTTTCGCTGGAAGATTTCCGGCGCTTGCGCAACACGTCGCAAGATGAATTATCAGAACAGACGCGCAGCTTTGGCGGGCGCGCACAGGCCCTAGATTTTGATGACCGCACGCTTAAGCGTTGGCAAGACTTCAACTACCAGCTCGAGCTTGCCGGCAAGAAGATTCAATCAGCGTTCATCACGGGCCTAGACCCGCTCATTAAGTCAGGTGTCTTGGATAAACTATCCGACGGATTTGCGAACGCCGTTAAGACCTTCTCCTCCAGCCCCAAGCTCCAAGAATGGATGGGCGACCTGGCGAAAGGGTTGGAAGGCTTCGCCAACTACATAGCCTCGGATAAGTTCCAACAGGATACGCGCACATTTGTCGAGGACATCGCCGCGCTCGCGCACGCCATCCACAGCGCGCTGCAGTGGCTAGGGGTTGGTGGTGGTTCCGGCCCGTTTACTCCTCTCCCGCCCAACACCACCTTCGTCCCGCAAAAGAAATCACTCCTTCAACGCTGGCACGTGGTCCCCGATCTTGGACTAGATAGGGGCCGCGTGGTGCCGCAAGGTTTTGGCGTCCTGGAGGGTAGCCGCAACAAACCCCCTGGCTCTGCCCTTAATAATCCGGGCAATCTTCGGCGGTGGCGTAACATGCCCACCGTGGGTGGGTTTGCTCAGTTCCCCACCATGGAGGCGGGCATCCAGGCTATGGCCGACCAGTTGCGGCTGTACCAGGACCGGGACAAGTTGAACACCATTAGGCAATTTGTCTCCAAGTACTCGCCCAACAGCGAAAATGACACGGCTACTAGCATCAAAAATATATCCAATCGCACCGGCTTTGGGCCAGACCAAGCCTTGAACCTACAGGACAAGGGTGTGCTATCAACGCTCATTTCCGCCATGACCAAGCAGGAAAATTCTAAGTCGAACATCAGCCCGAAAGTCGTGATTACTATTCTTAACAACACGGGCGGCAGCGCCATCGTCACCACCAGCCAGCTCGCGGTGCAGTGACATGGATCGCGCCAGCTTCCAGCTCAACTACCAGGTTTGCCCAATCATGCTAACGCATGGGTTAGCCGAGAATGTTGAGGGCGGTATGCTCCCCATCATCAGTCTCACCAATCCCGACAATTTTTCGGGCGGCCTTTTGTCCAATGCCGGTGACTTGGGCTTGGATGATTTCTTTGCCCAGTACATACCGCTGGATGCATCGCTCGCGGATCAGGATGCCGCGCTGTACCCGTACGCCAACCAATCGGTCGCGGCCAATGCCGTTATTGAAAACCCTCTGGCGGTGTCCTTGCGGATGATATGCCCGGTGCGTGAATCAGGGGGTTATTCGCTGTTGCTGGCAACGATGACCAACCTCCAGGCGCAGCTCACGAAGCACAACCTGTCCGGCGGCACGTACACGATAGCCACGCCTTCCTTCATCTTCACCGATTGCTTGCTTAAGCTATTGAAGCAAACGTCGGCGGGTCCGGCCCAGGCTCAGTCGGAATGGCGCTGGGATTTCATCCAGCCGTTGCTGACGTTGTCACAGGCTGTGCAATCCCAGAACAACCTCATGAACAAGATAACGGCGGCCACCGCCTTTAAGAGCCAGCCGGCCTGGTCCGGAGGCGAACCCACGGTCGGCCTACCCCCATCGCTGGCCACAGGTGTCACGGTGCCGGCCGCCCAGAGTCCGTCTGGATCGAACGCCGCGGCGCCGTTTGGCTTTTCCCCGGGCACCGGGAGCTTGCAACAGTGACGCAGTTCGCATT